ATATGAAATATCATTATCATGATATTTCTATTACCTAAATATTAATACTCTATCTCTAACTAAAACTCTTACTTTTTCTTTATATAGAAATAATAAGAAATAGGTTAGACTTTTAGGTCAGACATTTTTACTTGACTAAAACGCATATACATGATTTGATACGTAAAAACAAGAGGATACTATGAGTAAGAACTGGTTGGATATTTTAAGCAATGACGAATCGAAGATAGATGACTTCTACAAGTACTACATGAATGAAGCGAATGATGCGAAGAATGAGCTTGGTATTGATGGGCATGTCGAAAAACTAGCTAGGATGATGCCTGCTATTACCGATAAGCGTTTCTCACAACTACAGGAAATTGAAGCAGTTTTAGAAATGTTCAACATTGAGTTGAAAAAAATAAAGAGCAAACACTATAAACAATACCTAGAACATTATTCTCGCGCATTATCTAGTCGCGATGTCGAAAAATACATTGACGGTGAAAGTGATGTTATTGAAAAATTGTTACTAATCAACAAGGTAGCTTTAGTAAGGAATAAATTCACAAGTATAACTAAGGCTTTAGAGGTAAAACATTTCCAGATTACAAATATCGTTAAATTGAAAGCTGCTGGTTTGGATGATAGCGATATTTTATTTTAATTAAGGATAATCATGAACAGTTCTTATTTTGGTTCTTTCGGTAAACGAACATTCTGTGATCTTTTTGAATTGAATGTTCGCACAGTTCATAAAGACTTACATATATTTGAAATCATAAACTGTGAAGTCATAAATCATCTTGTAATTCCTCTACCTATTACAGAAGAGGTAGAGGATGGGTTTGTACCTAGCTGTTTTAAAAAGATAAAAAATAGCTCCTATATGCTAGGACTCTTGACGGATGACAGTAGTAAGGTACTATATGAAAACAATAAAATTTCTCTCATTGATACATATGAGAATAGGCCCTTGCAATATTGCATAGACCGAAACAAAGAATATGTATTAGTTGAGGTGCAAGAGAACATTATAGGTGTAAGGGTAGGAAAAAAACAGAGAGTATACATTGATGAATTCAATTCACTTACTGAAACACCAATGTCTGAATATGAAGAGTACAAAACTGAAAAAGAAATTTATCTCAATATAATGAATTATAAAAAAGATTAAGGTTAGAATAAACTTATGAGTGAAGCATTAAAACAATATCATAAAGTTTCAAGACATTTGAGCGACGAAGAACACGTTCTTCTTAGACCACACATGTTTATTGGTTCAACATCCAAAGAGAAATACACTCAGTTCATAATCAATGAATATAGGGACATTGAGTATATCCCCGGACTGTTGAAATTGGTTAATGAAATTATCGATAACTCTGTGGATGTGGCAATCAAAACTAAATTCAAGTACAGTAATAAAATTGAAATTGATATGACTGCTGATTATGTACGTGTTCGGGACAATGGAACCGGGATACCAGTAGTCAAAGTATCAGATCGAGACGGCAATGATGTATGGAACCCGGTTATGTCGTGGACGTACACAAAGGCTGGTACTAACTTTGACGATAGCATAGAAGATGCACGACAAAGCATAGGTATGAATGGTGTTGGCTCGACAGTGGTTAGCATCTTCTCTAAAAAGTTCGTAGGGGAGACTTGCGACGGATCTAAGAAGCTAATACTTCATACTAGCGAGAATAACCATGTAGATGATGTTAAAGTTGGACGCAGTAAAAAGAATTACACACAAGTATATTTCGAACCGGACTTCAGTCGATTTGGTATTCAATCGTTTGATCAAGAGCATATTGATGTTATCCGTGATCGAATTGAAAAACTTGCCGCGATATACCCAGAAATTGAGTTCGTATTCAACGAAACAAAGATTTCATATAAAGATACTACCGAGTTTCTAAAACATTTCGATAGCAAGAATGTTTATGAAAAAGATGAGAAAAGCATGATTGCCTTTCTTCCCAACACTACAGAAGAATTTAGATTCATATCTGTTGTAAATGGTCTTAATATATCAAAGGGTGGTTCGCATATCGACCATATAATGGACAGCCTGTGTAAGTACCTACGACCTGCGATTAATAAAAAATATAAAATTGATGTTGTACCGTCGCAAATAAAACAGCATTTGTTTGTTATCAACTTCACTAGAGATTTCCCTAATCTTAAGTTTGATTCACAGACAAAAGAACGTATAACTAATGACAAGTCTGAGGTTGAAGGTGTTTATGACAGTGTAGATTTTGAAAAGCTTGCACAAAAGGTTCTCAAAACCGAAGAAATTATCATGCCAATTGTAGAATTCCAGCTTATGAAGGCGGAACGTGCAGAGCGTAAAAGACTACAGGCAGAACAGAAAAAAGCCCTTAAGGAAAAGGTTGCAAAACATCTACCTCCAAAGTCGAGAGATAATGCTAAAAATATTCTTTACATTGTAGAAGGTGATAGTGCAAAAGGAAACTTCATGACTGTTCGTAATATGGACTATCATGGGGTGTATCCGTTAAAAGGTAAGTTTGTGAATGTATCTCGTATTAACAAAATGGATATATTGGCACACAATGAATGTAAAGAGCTTATGTCCATCCTTGGGTTGAAAATTGGTGAACCTGCACCGAGTAAGTTAAAGCATAACTACGGAAAAATATATATTACAGCGGATGCTGATGTGGATGGCTATTGCATTACCTCTCAGTTGATAAACTTCTTCAATCTTTGGCCTGAGTTATTTGAAAGAGGTATTATTCATATTCTATATACACCTATTATGGAAATACGAAAAGGTACTAAGATTGTGAAGTCATTCTATAGTTTAAGTGATTACAAGAAATATAAAATTAAAAATGGTGAATCATTAAAATACCTAAAAGGTTTAGGTTCATTAGGCGTCAATCAGTATCGAAAATATCTTATAGATGAACCTGTCGTTGAAGTCGTAGAGAATGATGAAGGGGCAAATGATATTCTCGATGTAGTGTTTGGTGAAGATGCGAAATTACGTAAGAAATGGTTGGAGTGATTGAAACAGATGGCAAGACGAACTAAAAAAACAGACATAGTGAAAATTACAGACTATATCAATACCCGATATAGAGATTATTCGATTTATACTAACAATGAACGTGCAATACCGAGTATTATTGATGGTTTTAAACCAGTTCAACGAAAAATAATTTACACCTCGATGAAAGAATGTTCTAAAGAGTATACTAAACTATCATCCTTGGGCGGTGTATTAGCCAAGGTTGCAGCATACCACCATGGGAATGTTTCTGCTGAGAATGCCATTATTAAAATGGCACAGGATTTTAATCAGAACCTCCCATTACTAGACTATGAAGGAACCTTTGGTACACGTCCCGTACCAGATGCTGGTGCAGCAAGGTATATATTTGTGAAGCTTGGGGAGAACTTTGAAAAGATTTTTAAAGATAATGATATACTTCCTCAGTCATTGGATAAAGATGATCATCCAGAGCCCCTTTATTATCTTCCTATCATACCAACCATATTGTTGAATGGTGCTAAAGGAATGGCAGTTGGCTTTGCGGTAAATATCTTGCCACGTGACATTGTTGACATCACTGAATCATGTATTAATTACGTTTCTAAAGGTAAAACACTAAGTGTAATGCCGAAGCTCAAGCCTTTCAATGGAACGTTTGAACAGGTTAGTGAGAAAAAGTATATCTGTAAAGGTGTATTAGAACATGAGCGTCTTAATGTCTATCGTATAAAAGAACTACCACTGAAGTATATTCATGAGAAATATGTCAGTCATTTGGATTCCCTAGTTGAGAAGGGCGTGATTAAACGGTATGACGACGACACCTCTGATGTGTTTGATTTCAGAATTCACGCTTCTCGTGGTATAGATATGAAGACACTAGAAAAAGAATTGAATCTCTCGGAACCCATTACTGAAAATTACAGTGTGATAGAAGACTTTGATCAAAGTGGTGATGCTGAAGATCTCGGAAATATAAAGATTAATACGTATGAATCGGTAGAAGACATTATAAAAACATTCTGTGATTTCAGGATTACATTTTATGACAAGCGCATTTCTCATAATTTATTCAAACTCAAGAATAGTATTCGTCTAAAAGAAGCAAAGATCGAATTCATTAACGATGTATTGAGTAACAAGATCAATATTAGGAACGTGACACGTAAACAGCTTCAGGATACATTGGTTAAAAGAGGGTATGATGAAGAGCTTATTGAGAAAGTAATCTCAATGCCTGTATATTCGATGACCAAAGATAACATTGACAAAATGAATCGTGAAATAGCTGCGCACAGAAAAGATATAGACTGGTGGAATAAACAAACCGCTAAGAAACTATACCTCAAAGATTTACGTGATCTTTTGAAAGAATATAAATAATGTAAAAGGGTTAACTTATATGTTTATTTTACTACTATTCTTGAGTGCATTATCTATAGCTGCGGTAGCAGCATATTTCTCAATAACGGGGTTGGTGGCAGTATTTTCTGCCAGCGCCCTTTCCGTAATTATCATGGGGTCTGTACTAGAGGCAGGCAAACTAGTGGCCATCTCATATGCTTATCGATTCTGGAATATCATTGGCTTTATACAAAAATCGTCATTGATGTTTTTTATTGTGACTCTAATGGTTATTACTTCCATCGGTATTTTCGGTTTTTTATCTAAAGCGCATTTGGAAAAGGTAGGACCGCAAGAACAATATGTTTTACAAATAGAGCGCCTTGAAGAAAAGGTTGATATGGAACAGACCAAAATAGACCGTAATCAGAAAGTCTTGGATAACCTAGATGACGCATTGGATAAGTATATTGAACTTGGGTTTGTGACTAGAGGCTTGGAGCAGCGAGAAGAACAGTCTGATCAACGCTCTAGCGTCGAAGAAGCTATATCTAAGAGCGAATCTAGAATCGATGATTATAACAGTGATATTGCCGAGTTGAAGAGCAAGATGCAGGAAATTGAACTTGAAGTCGGTCCTATAAAATATATTGCGGAGTTATTGTTTGGTGATACATCTAATTCCATTGATAAAGCTGTAAAGATTTTGATTTTACTGCTAGTATGTACCTTCGATCCACTTGCTGTGATGTTGCTCATAAGTGCTAACCATGCGCATATACATCGCAATGATCATCGGGTACGTTCAGAATTCTCAGTATTTGAGAAAGATGATACTGTACAAGATAGTAAAATGATGTATGATGATCTTACTGATGATCAGAAAGAAGAGCATATTCGAAAGGTACATGAGTACTTAAACAATATGGACGAATCTGATACTACAAGTGATAAAGATACTGAAGACAAATATAAAGATATGCTCGATAATCAACATGAAGATACAAGTAATGAAGATGTTGTGGAGAATGAATCTCCATATAAATTACACAACCTTGAGAAAGCGAAGAAAAAGTCATCTTGGTTGCCCAATTTTAAAAAATAATAAGAGGTATATATGAAGTGTAGAACCTGTCCTAAGACTGATAGCGATATTGATTTCTTTATCTCGATTGATGAGGTAGGAGATGAGGGAATTTGTGGTGAATGTGTAAATGCAATGCATCGTCACTATCTGGGATATTTGAATAGAAATACCTCTGGTGTTAAAGCTAACGATTCTAAAATTAACATCCCATCTACAAAAACATTGGTCGAATATCTTGATCAGTATATTATTGAACAGGAAACAGCAAAAAAAGACATTGCGATAGCAGTACGAAACCACTATAAGCGTTTGAGCTTACCGCAAGATGAACAAAAAGATTTAGACAAAAGTAATATTTTACTAATGGGTGAATCAGGTACAGGTAAGACGGCCATTATTCAACATATCGCACGTTTCATTAACGTTCCGATGGTTGTAGTGGATACTACAAGTATGTCTGCATCTGGATATACTGGTGATGATGTTGAACAATGTATTAAAGAACTATACGCAAAAGCTGATAAAAACAAAGAACTGGCAGAAAAGGGAATTGTGTTTTTGGATGAAATTGATAAAAAGAAAAAGTCTAAAGGTGGTGGGTCTACCTCTGATGTGAGTGGGGAAGATGTACAAAAGTCATTTCTACGTCTTCTCGAAGGTAAAGAAATAAAGGTTGCTAAAAATGTAGGTATCGATACTAAGGACATACTCTTCATTGCCGGTGGTTCTTTTGTAGGATTGGAAAAGATTGTACAAAAGCGCTTAGAAACCAATTCTATTGGCTTTGGACGTGCAAAGAAGGATGAAGACATTGATATGGGTGAAATCTATAAACATGTTAATACTGACGATCTTGTCGAGTTTGGTATGATTCCAGAATTGGTTGGGCGTCTACCTATTCATACGTATACTAATACCCTAACTAGAGATGACATTAAGCGGGTAATGACTGAGACGAAGAATAGTGTAGTGAAGCAGTTCGAGACCTTGTTTGCGGTTGACGGTGTAAAATTACAATTTAAACCAGAAGCTGTTGATTTTGTAGCCGATAAGGTAGTTAAAGACAAAATTGGCGTTCGTGGTCTTCGTAAGGTATTGGAAAAAGAACTACGACATGTTCAATATGACATTGAGGAATACACAAGTCGGAACATACAAACTGTAGTTGTTGAATTTGATTCAAAAAGTAATTCATTAAAGACTAAGTTTCGTTACAATAGAAAAAAGAAAAATAATAACAATAAATAACTATTCATATTGAGAAAATATTAGGAGAGTAATTTAATAATATGAAAAGATTTAAGGGTGAACCTCATAAAATCCAAGGGTTGAAAGTTGAGGTAAGAAATGGTAATGTAGACCGTGCATTGAAAAAACTTCGTAAGAAGGTTGATGAAGACGGTCGTGTTAAAGAGTATAGTCTTAGAAAAGAATTTCAGAAACCTTCAATGAAAAAGAAGCTTGATAAAAAACGCGCAATCAAGCGTTACGAAAAGAAGCTTCGTGAAGAAGAAAAGAACCTTCAGAAATTTGACTAAAAAGGAGTCGATAATGTCTAGTAAGACAGATGTTGTAGAGTTGGACGAAATTAAAGTCGTTGAACCAAAAAGGTACAAAGCTATTATCCATAACGATGATACTACACCTGTAGATTTCGTTGCTATGGTTCTTACAGAGATCTACCGTAAATCAGTAGATGAAGCGTGGGATCTAACCATGCAAACCCATAATGACGGAAGTGCAGTTATTAAATATGGCTTAAAAGGATACCTTGAGAGTCTTTCTGATGATGCTCTTGCTGCCGCAAGAAAATATGGATTTAAAGATTTCACTATTACTAATGAAGAAGAATGAGGTGGATGTGTTACAAATTAATGCTGGATATAAAAAAGGTGATGCTGTAACAGTATTACTGGATAATATGACTGAAATTGTAGGTCGTTATGTAAACGACGATGAAAAGACTATTGTACTAAGTTGTGTTCGAATGATTGTACCACAACCCAATGCACAAGGTGGTGTCGGTATTGCTCTACATCCACTATCATATAGTGCGGAAGATGCCTATTCATGTGACATTACATTTGAAAAGGCCAAGATTGTAACATATATGAAATCTATGGAGTCTGTAGATAAACAATTACGCTCAGAAGATTCTGGGATTGTGAGTCCTTCATAATATGATTGGCTTCATAAAAAAAGTTGTCACGTTAGTCAAATTCATTAATAAACTTAATATTAATGAAACAGATGGACAGGTAACCATAGAATTTGATAAGGATATCCATATCAAGTCTATGGGAAACGTTATGCATTCGACGGAAAAGAATTTTATTCTGAAAGCTGGACCAAAAGGAAAAGCTTTTCTCTTCCTTAATCCCCAAATTGAAATGGATGAATCCGTAACAGAAAACGTCAAACGCTCAAACGAAGAGTTTGAGCGTAAGATGAAGGAAATGAAAAACAAGACGCAGCCAAAGTCTCATAGTGATTGTGACCTTGGCTAGTCATTTCTAGTCTTCGGAGTCTTACCATGTTCTGGACAAGGCTCATGAGACGGAAATACAGTGTTAATTGATTGGATTGTATTTTCTTCAGGTTCCTCATCGCTATGTGGTTGTATAACATCAGTCTTAGCATATGTCTCAAGATCAGGAATATCAACTACATTAGGTGATGATGACTCGGCGGATTCTGCTGTCTGTGCTACACTTCCTACATTTTCCATGATCAATGACGCATCTAAGAACATATTTGAACCAGAAGACATAAAAGTATTACCACTTGAATTTAAGTTTGTATCACCCCCAGATGTCGCATTGAACAAACCTACAGTATTGATATTAAGATCTGCACCGGATGTTATATTTGCGTTACTTGAACTGTTCACGTTATATAGGTCAGTACCAATGTTATATTTGTTAGTAGCAACAATTTGAATGTCGTCTTCTGACAATGTGTGTTGTCTACCCAACTTAGATCTCTGTATACCTTCAACATTTATACTTTGGTTCTTCTTTGTCTTATGAATATAATTATAGTTTTCAAGCTTTGTATTACCTACACTTTTCATGACAATATTTCGTCCAGATTCAAATATTAGATCATTATCTGCGCGTAGGTTTATATCCTTTTTACTTCTCAACGCAATACCTTCTTCACCATAAACCATTATTTTACCTTCATTGTCGATCTCAACCCAGCCCTTACCGGATTTGTTGATAAGATACGCCATACCATTGGTATCATCAAGAAGCAGTTGTACGCCGCCACGGGACCGAAGGCGTATCTTCTCATCGTTTTGTGTGTCTTCGATTGACCAGTAATGACCTCTGGGGCTCAATAAACCCATCACCTTTGATGTATTTTCAGAGCGAGATCCGTGTTGAGAAAAACCACGAATGGGATCATTCTTTAAACCTTGATTTCTTATAGCTTCATAATGAGGCTTGTGGTACGGCTTCGCTTGATCAGGGTCTTTCGTACTGTTTGCACTCTTCTTGTTATATTCGGCAGTAGGAGCCGGGAAGTCTTTTTGATAACTTTCACCAACGGGTATATTTGGGACCATATGGTTCATATCTTGGTGAAACAATCCACCCAACCATACACCTCTAGAAATATGACCGTTAATGAACATTACTAGTACGATGCTATCTATATCAGGCGGCACCGCCCAAAAACCATAAGATTTTTGCGTCTCTTCATAGGTGTCGCCATCGTCAGATGCTTGTTGTGCACTAGCACCGGCAAATGGGGAGCCGTAGACTACCGCTATTGTCTCTGTATCCGATGAGCATAATTCGGGTATCCAAACGTCCAAACGTCCCATGCGTTGATAATCCGAGCTGTTCTTGACGAAACCCATGAATAAGCCGTGTAGGCGGTTACTTGAATCGTCGTATTCTCTATCATTGCGCATCATTAGTTATCATCTCCATAATTCTTTAAAAAGGTACCACTGTCTACATCAACAATACGCGCACACTCAAGTTTTTGTGTGAATTTACCAGCATTGAAGGATGACGTTACATTGACTACGATATATAACCCTGAAAACATATAGTCGTTGCGAACGCCCGACTCTTGAATCTCGTTTGGAAACCCTGTTTTGAATCCAATGATATTTGAGCGTAGGCTTGATAGACGTTCACCGGAATCAATCTCATAGTTACCATTCATTGGAGAAAGCCAATAAGGATCACCTCTGATTTCTAACTCAAGACGAAGTGCAGAAAGTTCTAACTTATTGCGTGTGTTTCTAAGAAGGTCGTGCATATCTTGAGTTTTAGAGCCAGAATAATCAGGTGCTGTTTTTTGTGGTACTGAACCTTGTGTATCACGGGCAAATCTATACATATACCTAAATTTGGATAGCCTTTCTATCGACGCCACTGATACATCATCAACATAAACTTCTTCGCCAGAATCTAAAGAATTCTTCAGCTTAGATTGTTCAATCATTTCTTTTTTATTCTGTGCCTGTTGCTCAGTAATATTTGCAACTGATTTCTTTCGTTCTTCAGTAAGGTTGGTATCACCCTTCTTCATACCCTTTGAATTTGTTTCATTAATAAAGAGGTTTTCGTAACGTGTTAATTTATTAAAATATAGCTTATTTGTCTCCATATTTACGTTGAGTACTTCTGAATTCATCCCAGTAAAGTAGTGTGAATACACTCTTCTAAAGCGTGTATATTTATCATCGACTAGAATTTTCAGAGCCTCTGAGGATGACACACCTCTATTTCGTAATAACATTGTTGGTGCAAAGCGAACTTTCCATGTTATTTGATACGTATACTCGCCTGCTATAGGGTTGTAATCTTCGGATTTAACCACTGGATCTATCTGGAATGTTGTTCCGAATATCATTTTTGAGTCTTCGTCACCTTCCAGCTTTTTCTGTACATCGGGTGATGTAAGTAGCACACTTTCCAAAAGCTTAGGTATAGAGTATTGATTTGATATAGAATATGACGCACCACTACCTTCGCTGTTTCCTGAATGGTTGAACAATGGGTGACCAGAATCTTTTGGTGTACTCAGCTTCATAGAACCAATGTCTTCATCTGCTTCAAATTTATGTATTGTCGTGAGAACATCACCATTTGATTGATCTTTTTTAGCTTCTTCATTTATTTTTGCTTGTAATTTTGTTAAAAATTGGGAAAACGTATCACAATCGTCTATAGTCATCGAGCTTATTGTGGAGCTATATACCTGACGGTGTGACTGGAACATTACAGCGGCTTCAATCGAATAACGGCTACCACCGCCATCCATTTCTGTGTTCACGTTTGTTATTTGTATAGGTATCGATATAGTTTTTACAGTGGTACCCTTGCCAGATTCACCCTCCCATCCTTTGAAAGATATTTCAAAAATCAGGAATGGTGAAGAAAAGAAGCCTTCCCATCCACATAAGGTACCGGCAGCAACCATAGATTCTATGAATGAAAATCCTTTTGGTTGTGTGATCTTAAAGCTAACATTTGTGATAAAAGTAGCATCAGTGTTGGATGGTCTTGAAGATATTGATACGTCGTCAATTTTTAAGTTAGTAACACCACTTTCCGCAATTACTGCTTTTCTTGCTTTTTTTATAGCATTGGACTTATGTATTTCTTCAAAATCAATTGACTGATTTGTAATATTGTTATACGCACCTTGATCTACTGCATACAGTTTGAAATTGTATGTATACGACGAGTACCTGTTAAGAATATTTGATGAAATGGGGTTTAGGTTAAACTCAGCCATTTATAAACCTCTTATTGTTTTTGGACTTGGAAGAAATATTCCTTTCCCTTCTGTAAAATCAAATATAGGGTCTTCAATTTGATCCATGTTTCTTAATGTAAAGACATAAAGCAACCCTGCATCACCATACAAATCTTTTGCTAATTTATCAGGTCTAAGGTGATACTTGTGTTCAATGACGTAGTATTTATCATCTGGATTTTTTGGTATTTCAGGTAATGTGATAATGTCCAGATAATAGTCTTTTATATTGGTTAAGTAGTAAGGTGATGATTCTACACTCATAAATACCCCTTCTTAATTAGACTGCCGTCTGCAAACTTACTTAAACTAAATTCGTTCTTAATCTTACTTGGTGTGGGCATGAACGTCAGTGTTATGTTAATCCCCATGACCAATGGTACTTGTGTGTTAAATGACGTTTGTACGTAATCGACACTATCAGGTAAGTTAATGGAATATGATCGTAATGCTACCGGCACGTTATGGAACATGTGTTCACCATACGCTGAAAAATTCATGATTCTAGGGGGCATACCCGCTTCTGGGTCATTTATACCGTAGTTCATTTTTGTAAATGTGCGTAGAAACTGTATTACGGCTAACATGTAGTCAGCTTTCTCCCTAGTTTCTGCGGTTAAACGGGCTTCTTGTATCTGGAAGTCACTTATTGTTGATTTTTGGTACGCATTTAACTCATAATTCGAGTGCATTAGTTCATATGCAGTGTATGATGCAGTACTAACCAATGAAATGGTAGGAGTGTTTTCGAATACAATCCCCCCATCAGCGGCTAACGGGTACATTATATCGCTATTGCTACTGCCTAATAAATCTATTGAGTTTGAATTTGAATCGGCACTAGGCGTTGTGCGATTCTTCAGTAAAAGTTTACATTTTTCAATTTTTTTCTTTGATAAGACTTGGCCTTGTTTATTTGCTATAGACATATCTATATCCTTGTTTTGTTATATTATTTATCAATTATTTTTTATGAAATCATTGACACAATCCACTTTATAGTTATAATCAATAATAAGCATAAAATTGATCTTCATTAAAGATTTTTATAAAGCATTAAAAAAGAAAATAATAACAACAAAAGGTTTTATATGGCTGTTAAAAAACAAGTAAAAGAAAAATATTTAAGAAATCGAGATTTAATGAATAACATTCATCTTTCGAAAGCATCATACACATGGTATATAGATGGTAATTGGAAGACGACTCAGTATAGGGATTACGATATTATCGTATGTGATGAAGACATGTATGAACAGAGTAAAGAGCAATTGATGCTTCAGGGTATCAATAGAAAGCGTTTGAAAAATAACGAAAAGCGTACATCTGCGTTAAATCAAGAAGATATTGACCGTTATCTTGATAAAGAAGATTATGATAGTATTGAAAGTCGTCTGGTACTCTTTCAAGGCGTTATAGATGAACGTATATTAAGATTGGCAAAGATAGGCCATATAAATCGTAAATTATACGAAGAAGGTAAAAAGCGTATTACTGATATGCCTGAAGAAGAAATTGAAAAAGTCAATGACGAAGATGTAGTGGTGCGAGTATTTTCTTATGAACATATACCAGATAGTAGGGATCGTAACTCTAAAAAGACTAATAAATTCGCAGACACTAAAGAAAAGGTGAACTTCCCACCATACCGTCATTACGCAATTGTTGATGGAGAAACCACTTGTGTAGCCATAAGTCATAATGATGGTGAAAAGTTCAATACAATGCATGGTCAAATTAACGACGCACTTGCAATAGGGTTCATGAAATTATGTGAGAAGATTGCACAGAATTATAACTGGCGCGGGTACACTTATACGGACGATATGATAGGTAATGCATTGGCGCAACTCACAACAATGGGTCTACAATTCAATGAGATGTTTTCAAATAACCCATTCTCTTATTACACTTCTACGGTCAATAATTCATTTACAGTTGTTTTTAATGATGAAAATGCAGTACAGAAGTATCGCGATAAGGTATTACAGGAGAATAATTATGATCCTAGTTATACCGAACAACTAAAAAACGATCTTTCGAGAACGGAATATTGGGACAAAGCCCTCGGTGTTAACAATATGAAAGCCGGTAAGGTTGAGCATATTGACTTAGATGATATAAGTGAAGATGATAAGGATAGACTTCAGAGTGTCTTCGAAGATGTTGAGGAAGAGCAAGAATATGGAAGTTCTTATGATGAGGATCATTTATAAAAAAGAGGGCCAAGGCCCTCTTTTTTATATTTTTGATTTTTCAATAGCTTCGCGCATCTCTTTAATCTCATCAGTCAACGCTATCACGCCATTGTTTTCTTCCCAATCATCAGGTGTGCCATTAGAGTTTACATAGTCATAGACGGCTTTAGTACAAGGCTTTGCTTCAAATGAATTCTTCCAATTCTCATCAGTAGTATCTGCCCATTCTTCAGCATCGGTCCAAGCCTCTGCTTCAGTACGACCAACACCAAAAATAGCAAATTTAGGTTGTACAATGCAATAGTGATCACCTTTTATGGTTTGCTCTGTGATAATTGATTCATAAAGTGCATTCAAGTATGATTTAAGCTTCTCATTATTCTTTGAAAGCTTTGGTATGAACTTGGAGAATACCCTAGTTAGAGAATTGATATATTTAGAAAGCTTATCATATGCCTCAGTCATTTTTTCAATAGATTCGACTAAGGTATCGTCAATGTTTTTACTTTTGGATTCAGCTTTAATATCTACATTATTGATGTCGTGATTTACCTTCATCATATTTTCTATCACACGAACGTATTCTGGGATGGTTTTTGATAGTACATCTATGAAGTTATATAAGGCACTTTCACTTTTGACAGCATCAGGATCTTCACATACGATAGCGATGAATTCCCCTACTTCTAAGAACTTATACATGATGGAATCTTGTACATCAAAAAGATTCACCGCTTCATCCTTAATAACATCGGTAGAATAGTTTTTTACATCCACTGCTGTAATTGCCATGTTTAAGGCTACTGTATATTCATTAATGACTTCACTTAATTCTTTTATTTCAGTACCTTCTTCCATACATGAATATAATCTAGACTGTAGCTTTTCAAGCTCTTCTTTTGTTTGCTTCATATTATCTTCGTTTGCCATAATTTTTTAAACCTCTGAATTTTATAAATTAGCATTAATCATTGTCATTGTCATGCGAGTCTTCGTGTAAGCTTATTATGTCCTGTATGAGGCTTGCAACCTCAACTCGTAATAACATCTTCTTAGACGTTGAGACATACGAAGAATATACCAATTCATGTAACAATGCCTTTACTTTTAATTTTTCTTTATGTGAGAAAAGTCTATGCTTACCCGAGTCATTATTAAGTATCATTGATAGTTTCTTAATCTTTTCATCGATGCTTGGTGATGATTGATTATCCATATCGTTTTTTAACAAGCTATATGCCTGTTTTATCTTTGAAATTTCTACTTCTACAAAACCTATCATAAAATTTATCCTATGTTATAGAAGTATTTATTGTTAAGATGAATTATTATTTTCATCTTTAACATTGCTTTCAAATCTTTTTAAATAGTTCTTTTCGAGATTAAGACTGACATCCCCAGAAGATATAAACAATCCTAAAACAACTGATGCAATACCTGAATATATGCTTATAAACGTTGCTTGCGGATTTGACAATACCTCAACATGCATGGCCCATACATATACGTCATACCAAAAATATAGATAAAACAACACAAATATCAACGGGAATACTCTAAACTTGTCAATAATATATCCAATCTTATCTAAGGTCATAACAAATGAATTTATATACTGTATATCCTCATAATCATCATAAAGATTTTTACCAGTATCAACATAAAATTTCGTTAGCACTGCGGCTACAGAAGCCAGTGATGATAAGATAGCTGATTGTGCACCAGTTATGTCAGGCAAACCATAAACCCACTGTATAGCTTGGTACAGGGTTATAATGTATCCGATCATAAAAACCCTTGACACAATACGTAATCGTTCTAGTATGAATTTTATGTTAGACACTATGATCAACGACTTGTCATTTTCTAATATCATAAATATATCTCCTATTGGCAGTATTTATTGGTTTTAGAGAAATGTTGACAGATATGGAAAATGTGTTCTAATAATTCAACATTGTTTAAAAAGTAGAAGGAGAACTAACAATGCTAGATAATCTTAACCCTGATCAAGTACGTAAGCTAGATTCCATTGTAACTGAAGGTGTGCGTGTTCATGAGAAAATCAAACTTGAACGTGATGCATTAAATGAAGCCATTAAAGCACTCGCAGATGAGTTTGATGTAAAACCTAAAGTTATCCGCAAAGTCATTACTATTGCGAAGAATATGAATTATGAAGATGAACAAGAAGAGTTTGATGCAGTATCCGAGGCATTGCGAAAAATTGGCCGTACTGTATAAAAACTATTACTTAAATAATCTAGTGGCATGCGCCACTAGATTGCTTTTAGGAGGAATGTAATGTCTTATGTAAGTGCATTTATTGACGATGATGATATGGTTGTCATCGAACGAGTAAATGGTGAAAGAACAATAAAGAAAGATAAGGTGGAGTATGTCTACTATACACTAGACCAGTATGGTGACCACAAAACCATATTTGACGAAAGCTGTACCAAACATATCTACGACAATCGCCGGGAATTTTATGGTTCCATGAAACAGTATCCTAAAGATATTGTCTATGAGAACGATGTTAATCCAGTATTCCGGTATCTCAGTAAAAATTACGACTTCGAAGAAACACCCGATCTTAATGTTGCATTCTACGATATCGAGGTGGCTTTCCATAAAGAAACTCGGTATTCAAATCCAGAGTTGGCCGAAAATGAAATCATATCTGTAGCAGTATACCAAAACTGGTCAAATACTATGTTCATGATTGCCCTGCCACCACCCACTATGACAATGAAAGAATGCGAAGACATATGTACTAAGATTGAGTCCGAAGAATACGAGTATGACTTGAAGTGTATTATGGTTGACTCAGAAGCATCACTTTTAAAGTGTTTTCTTTTGTTGATCGAAGATAGTGATGTTATATCCGGTTGGAACTCCGAATCATACGATTTCAAATACATTTATAATCGAATTCCTAAAATCATAGGCAGGCACTACCTCAAAGAACTATGCATAGGCGGTAAAGAACCTAATAGGAAAACAGTAAGGAACGATAAAACTAAACAGTTCGAAGAGATATACACACCAATTGGTCGTGTACACCTCGACTATATGAATCTATATAAGAAATATACATATATAGAACAACCGACCTATAAGTTGGATCATATTGCTTATATCGAACTTGATGAACGCAAGGTCGAATATTCTGGATCGTTAGATCAGTTATATAAAGAAGATTTTGAATTATTCGTAAGATATAACATTAAAGATACCTATCTTGTTAAGCGAATTGACGATGAGAAAGAGTTTATTGATCTGACAAACCTTCTGGCACACAACAACGGTGTACTGTTAGAGACAACGTTGGGTACCGTAGGGATCACTGAACAAGCAATCATTAACCAAGGTCACTATTATAGTGAAGATGAGCTTATATTCCCATCTAAGCCTGAGAAAGATGAAAACATTTCAGGCGCAGCAGGCGCTTTTGTTTCTCCACCCAAAATTGGGATACGTAAGCTTGTTGCAGGTAACGATATCAACTCTCTGTATCCGTCAGTGATTCGTGCGCTTAATATGAGCCCTGAAACACTTATTGGTCATATTAATAGTGACGAAACTGATCAAATCGTTATTGATAAAGTAGAAAGCGGTGAATGTGAATCATTTGCAGAGGCATGGCAACCATTCTTCAATACTATTGAATTTGAAAGAGTAATGAAGGGTAGTGATGAAGAGGTAACATTTGAATTCAATAGATCCGATGAAACAGTTACTGCACCAGCCTATAAAATCAGAGATATGATTTATAATGACGATAAGTTCACAATTAGTGCAAATGGTACTGTTTTCAGTCGAGAGAAACAGGGTGTTATTCCAGCTCTTCTAGAGCGTTGGTATTCTGAACGTAAGAAGATGCAAGCTGAGGCTGAAAAGTGGGAAAAGATTATGATTGAAACCACTGACCCTGAAGAGAAAGAGAAAGCAACAAAAGAATATAAGTTCTGGGATCAGCGTCAGATGGCTAAAAAAATTAATCTTAACGCGTAAAGTACTGCGCCTTCATATAGTAATATATGTCGAATAACTCCTTTAATTGCTGGGAACTCCTATAAGGACAATCAGCAGCCAAGCCCAAACGGGAAGGTTCAACGACTAGTCGTAAGACGTACACTCAAGTGAGTGGAAAAGGGGAGCAACCAATATGGTTGATGATATAGTCTGATCTTGTATGGTAACATACAGCAGTTCATAAGAGAACGGGACAGAATTAACGACTCTGTTCGAACATTAATGTGTACGGTGCATTGCTTAATAAATACTGTCGTTTTTATGACAAGCGTATTGGTCAATCAACTACATTAACTGGTCGTAGTATCACCAGACATATGAGTTCGCATATCAATGAACAGATTTGTGGTACGTATACACATTTAGGTGATTCTATTATATATGGTGATAGTGTCGAAGGCGATACTATTATCAATACCACTATGGGTGATATGACCATAGAGCAAGCCTTTTCTATGGGAAATAAGTTCTGGAATCAGGAATCTCACGGGAAAGAGTATAGTCACAATGATAACATGAAAGTTAAGACCTTTGATCCTGATAAGGATGAAACGTATTATGGCGATATAAACTACATATACCGCCATAAGACGAGTAAACCTAGGTGGAAGATTGTTGACAGTGACGGCAATGAGGTCATAGTGACCGGAGATCACAGTGTCATGATCGAACGTGATAACACTATTGTGAAAGTAAAACCCAGTGATATACAGGAAGGTGATGTTCTGGTATCGTTCGATGAATAATTGCACCTTGGTATAAATAGTTATGGAGACACGTGTCTCCATAACTAGGAGAAACATATATGCCAAAGTGTTTAGAATGCGGAGTTGAATTACCGCGATTGCAATGGACTCATTTTAAGTATAAGTGTACCGGAAGGTTCTCTAATGGACGAGAATATCAGGAGTTTTACAAGGGTGCCAAATTAGTAGATGATGATATTGCTAAAAAAACGTCTCTTACTCTTGGGAACTTTATCAAGAAATATGGGAAGGGCGTTGGTACTGAGAAGTGGAATGAGTACCGTCAGAAACAAGCATATAGTAATACGTTTGAGTATAAAAAACAAAAACACGGTTGGTCAGAAGAAGATTACAGTGAGTTTAATAAATCTAGGGCGGTGACGTTGGAAAACTTTATTAAAAAATACGGTATTGAAGAAGCAACGGAAAAGTTTGATCGGTATTGTAAGCGCCAAGCATATACCTGTTCAGAAGAGTATTTCATTGAAACGTACGGACTCGATGAAGGGCGTAGGAAATACAATAATTTTGCTAAAATTAGGGTGGGAAACGTTTTACGCCTATATTCACAGGGTATTTCAAAAATAGAAAATGAGGCATATAATGCATTGAAATGTGTGTGTCCTGCAATAGAACACCAAGTGACACTTGATGGATCTTACTTTGGACCATATGATTTTGGGTCCATAGAAAGAAAAAAAGTCATTGAATTTTATGGTAGTTATTGGCACTGTGATGCACGGATTTATGAAGCTTCGTATCATCATAGCCAAATAGATAAGAATGCCAGAGCAATTTGGAACCATGATGCACGAAAAAGAAGCTATGCATTGAATCAAGGTTATAAAGTATATGTGATTTGGGAAATGGATTGGATGAATGACAGGGAAAATGTTATTGAAAAGGTAAAAAGGTGGTGGAGTGAAAGCTAAAAGAACAAAAGTGGTTTCGGTAGAGCAACTTGAGGATTTTTCCGACGAGTACGTATATGATGTTGGTATGTGTAATAGTGAGCATAATTGGTTTTTTGGTAACAACATACTTCTGAAGAATACGGATAGTGTTCGTAAGGATACTCTAATCGAAACCAGCATGGGAGAATTAGACATTGAATCATTATTTGAAGAATGCTCAATAAAGTGGGAAAATCATGGTAAAGAGTATGCCGCTGATGAACGATTGAAAGTACCTTCGTATGAGAATGGTAGTGTCCTATGGAAAGTACCGGACTATATATACCGTCATCGAACAAAGAAGAACATGTTCCAAATAATTACAGCTTCAGGGAACAACGTGTTTGTCACAGAGGATCATAGCTGTATGACTGTGTGTGAGAATGGCCATATGGTAGAGAAAAAACCACATTCGTTACAGACAGGAGAAAATGTTATTATTTATCGAGATACGAAACCTGTCATGGAACAAATAGCGGATGTTGTTCACACAGGAGAGATAGATGATTATGTCTATGATATTGGTGTTGATGAAGACACCCCTTACTTTTTCGCCAATGGTATATTAGTTCATAACTCATCGTATTTCTCCGTCTATGAGGCTTATATGGCATCTGGTGATGAAGAAAAACAGTCAATGGCCAAAGCTATGTTCGATGATCGTGATCTAGCCGTGCAGATTTATGATTCTATTTCAGAAAAAACTAATGAAAGTTTCCCATCTTTCATGAATGAAAGATTTAACACTGGGATCGATAATGGAACTATAATTAAGGCAGGTCGTGAAAACCTTGCAAGTCATTCATTGTTTATTAAGAAAAAGCGTTATGCTATGAATTTGTTTGATAAAGATGGTATTCGACTTGATAAGAACGGTAAAAGTGGTAAATTGAAGATCATGGGTCTTCAAATAAAAAGGTCAGATACCCCTAAAATGATCCAAGATGCGTTGAAAGAAGGTATGGATATGCTTCTCAATGGTGTTCCTGAGAATGAAGTGATCACATACTTTACTGAATTCAAAGATGAACTGTCGCAAAAATCACCATGGATTTTAGGACGCCCGAGTGGTGCAAACGCGGTTAAACACTATACAGACCTGCACTATAAGTATGTGAACGGGGAAATAAGTAAAAAACCTACCATACCGGGAGCGATTGCAGGAGCAATTACATGGAATGAGCAATTGGACATTAATAATGAAGAACATATTGAAAGAATTGGTGATCAATCTAAAGTTGTTACCTGTAAACTGAGGAAAAATGATTTTGGTTATACGAATATTTCGTATTTGACTGACCAGACCCAATTTCCTGATTGGTTTAAAGAAATGCCATTTGATACAGAACTAATGTTAGAAACAATATACTATAAACCGTTACTAACAATCTTTGGTGTTCTTGGATGGGATGTGAACCTTATAAGGAAAGGTACCAAATTTAAAGATATGTTCATCATGGATGATGACGATGAAGAATTCTTTTAATGGTTGACGATATGAGAATTGATGATAAACTGGCCATATATTGAAAAATGAGGTAATAAAAATATGCAAAGTGTTCTAAAAGATGTAATTCGATATACCCATGAACTGGGTGAATTTGAAGCATTTAAAATAGTAGTAGATAAAGATGGTAACGGAAAGGTTAAGTCATCTTCAAAAGACTTGTCCATTATAATGGATGCAACTCTGAAGAATCCATTACCAGAATTATACAATAAAAATCTTGACGAAGATAAGAAAACCACCGTTGGTTTTTCACGTCTAAACGTACTAGCTGGTTATGTGAATTCTCCGGTCTTTAATGAAGAAAATGGCTCACAGTTGTCTGTTAAATACAAGGAAGCAAGTGGATCTCCTGATGAAATAAAATTCTCATCAGACCTTGGGCATAAATGTACATATCGCTTTATGAACCCAGAAGCCGTTAAGCAAAAAGTTAAAACCTTCCGTTTGGCAAGTGGTTCATCCACTGATTACGATATTAGTTTTCAGCCATCGGAACAGTTTCTAAAGGACTTTCAGTCATTTGCATCTATTCTTGCTAAATTTAGTAATGAGTTTTCTTTTAGTATTGATGATGGGGTTCTATATATGAATCTAGGTGATGACGATACTGCACGTTTCCCCGTATGTGATACTGATTGTGAGAGTATCAGTCCGGTCAATACGTGGCCAATTAAGCAGGTACTGTCGATTTTGAAGCAGGCTCCTAATATTGAAAACATTACATTCAATATTTCGGATGAACTATCAATGATCAATATCAACGTTGACACGGACCACGCAGTATATTCATTTCAACTAGCAAGTATTTAACAGTGGGGGTTTTACTACCCCCGATAATCTTAGGAGAAGATCATGTTTGAAAATTTAAAATTACGAAAAGTGAGGAAAAAGATCGCAAACTATATCGATAAAATGGAATATAACCGTGCTTTTCAAACTACAGTTACTGATGTAGTGCGATATAATAAGAATAAGCCGTTGATTGAACTCAATCCTCTATCCATTAATCATTTCCTCATTTCATGCGGCATGCCTGAAGTATACGCTCATCGTTTCCAGTGTGAGTATGATCATTTAGTGGCATCTAAAGGTGATCTTTCTCATGGAGCGAAGTCTTCACAGACCCAGAAAGAAACATACAAAGCATTTATGAAGGCTAAAAAAGATTGCAATGAAATTACTGAATACGATATGGTCCGAAACATCATTCTATATGAAAAACGGTTCGCACCTGATGATTTAAAGTACGATATTCAACTAAAGTCTAATGAATTAAATCATTTGGATGTGATAATGGATGAGGATGTAACTAAAGAAGAGCGTGACGCTGCTGAGCTAGAGTTGCGTAAAGAAATACTTAAATTACGTTATAAAAACGAAGAAATTTCATATCTGGATTATGAAAAGTCGTTGTACACACTAGAAGATAGGAAATGGTTCAACTATCAGATTAAGCTCGATGAAGAAGATGATCGTCCTAGTTCTTTTGAACTACAAGTAGATTATAACGATCAGTTTGTAAGATGGTTAGAAAGTAATAATATAACCCTTCAGGGCACTGAACATGAAGACGTTGACCCTAATAGTGAAGAATATGTGGAGCTACTAGTTGAGAAGTGGGCAAAATCAGCACTTATGTCCCTTGCAGCAACTATGCTAGTTGACGATGGTGGGGAGACGTTTCGCTCCGTGGTGGCTAACGAACCAGAGGGAACAGTAGTTCAGCACTTGGAAATTGATCGTGATAATCTAGAAGACTATTATGGTGATACGCTCAGTGCTGAAGAAATTAGAGATATTGCGAATAAAACTAGAAACCGCAGAATATACAAATGAGTAAAACAAATATAATAATAGACTTCAATAATCTGTTTCATCGTATGAAACATCAAACCATAAAGGGTGCGTCTGATGACGAACGTATTGGTATGGTGATGCATCAATTATTAGTTGGTATGCGCTCAGCATGGAATAAGTTTCATGCTGATAGATGTGTACTAGCGTTAGAAGGTAAAAGCTGGCGTAAGCATATATACCCAGACTATAAGATGAACCGTGTTGCAAAGCGTTTACAGAGAAAGCCTTCTGAAATTGAATTAGATGAAGAATTTCAAAAAGCTGCGAATGATTTTGTTGAGTTTATCGACTTATACACGAATGTTCCAGCAATATCATCACCTAATGCAGAGGCTGATGATGTAATAGCGACATATATCTTCGATAGACCAGATGAGAATCATATCATCGTATCATCTGATAGTGACTTCCATCAACTAATTACCGACAATGTTAAAATGTATGATGCAATGAAAGGTCATATAATCACATCAAATGGTATTTTTGATGATAGGATGCGCCCGGTCATGGATTCAAAAACTAAAAAACAAAAAGTAATTGGTGATCCTGAATGGATACTGTTTAAAAAATGTATTCGTGGAGATTCTTCGGACAATATTTCGTCTGCTTACCCAAGACTGCGAGAAAAAAGTACTAAAAATAAAGTGGGGATGATTGATTGTTTTGAAGATCGTAAGACAAAAGGATTTGAATGGAATACAGTAATGCTTCATGAGTGGGAAGATCACAAAGGAAATAAGAATAAAGTTAAAGATGTCTATGAGATGAATAAGCTACTCATTGATCTAACAATGATACCAGACTTTATAATTGATGAAATCCGACAGTCGATTGATGAAGCAACTGTTAAGCGCATACCAAATTCTTCGATGGGATTCAAATTTGTGAAATTTTGCGCTAGGTATGATTTGATTAATATAGGGAACAACCCATCTTTATATTTAGAATTTCTTGGAAAGATATATGAATAGGATAGATGACCTGAAAAAGAAGCTTAAAGCCATGAAGATTAAAGGGTCTAGATCCCTTACTCTTGATGTGTCGTATATCGAAGATCTAGTTAGAGAAATCGATGCATTTAGTGGAAGTTCTGACAGTACTGAAACCACTACAGTATCTAAAAATGAAGAAAATAAAAGTAATGAAAAAATAACCATCCATGGTGGGAGTTTTAAATAAATACAATAACATTACATATAACTAAAAATAAGAAGAACGGATATTTCAATGTCTAGACCGAAACCAACTGTGCTATTGGAGCATGTGAACCCAAAAGATGGAAAATGTGAGCAGATAATAGAGGGAAGTGAACTTTATGCTGTGGTTTATAAAGGTAAGCCTATAAATGTTAAAAGTTTCAACAAGTTGCAAGATAAATGCCCTGCTTACAAAAAAACAGCATTTACGAGTAGAGCCCATGCAGAAAACCTAGCCGAAAGATTGAATAAGCTGTTTGATACAGATGATTTTACTGTAAAAGTGTATGATTAAAGAAAAGCTAGTCGATGCTATTAATGAACAATTCGATGATACATTTGAAATCATTGATATTTTCTTTACATCAACGCCAAATGATGGTAAGCTTAGATTTTGTGGATATAGACATTTGTGTAAAATGTACACATTCTACGAAGCTGAGTTGAAATTTAGTAAACGAGCGCTTGATTATTTGGCTTTACATAAACGAATTAAGGGCTTATACTACTTGGCGAACACTAAGGAAAAAGACGTAGTGAAGCTATATACTACTGATCGTTCCATAGTGAATCGCTTGAAACTGTATGGTGGTGACTTCGAAAAATTAGCCAACTCATACAGAATTTAAAAAATGTCTAGAAACGGTGTTGACATACCAAACGAAACTGTTTAAACTTGTACTCACAAATCGCAAACTAAATTGTAAAGGAGCTTTAACATGGCTAAAGAAAAAAATAACTATACCCACCCGACAGTTAATACTGTAGAACTTAAACAAGATCTCATGCATAGTATCAGCTATATGCCGAGTATCGGCCAAAAGCCACAGCCTATGATGATCTGGGGTCAGCCGGGTGTTGGTAAATCTGAAGTTATTCGCCAAATCGGTGCAGAGCTGGACCGTCTGGTAATTGATATTCGTCTTCTTCTGAAAGACCCAACGGACCTTTCTGGTATTCCATATTACAACGAAGAACATAAGCGTATGCTGTATGCAGCACCAGATGAGCTGCCGCCTTCTAAAGATGAGCTGAATGCATATCTTCGTGCAGTGGGTGATAAAAACTCAGTCGAGCTTTCTGAAACACCACCTGATGCGTTCGAATTGAACAACATCATGAAGAAAGTACAGGATGAAATCGAACTTTCTTTGGAAGAAAAATCAAAGCTGATGCACGTTGTTGTTGAAGGTAACGCCATCATCCTTCTTGACGAGCTGTCAAGTGCTACTCCTGCTGTACAGGCTGCTGCACTACAACTTGTACTTGAGCGCTGCATTGGTACATACAAGCTGCCGGATGAAGTGGCAATCGTAGCTGCTGGTAACCGTGCTGAAGATGCCACACAGCACTTCAACATGCCGACACCACTGCGTAACCGTTTCAGTCACCGTACACTTGAAGTAGACTGTGATGCTTGGTTGGACTGGGCTGTGTCTGCACGTGTTCATCCAGTGGTTGTTGGTTTCATCAAAAGTAACCGTAACCACCTGAACGAGTTCGACCCAAAGAATAAGGCGGCGTATGCCTTCGCTACTCCACGTAGCTGGTCATTTGTGTCTGACTTCCTGTGGTCTATCTCTGATGAGAATGGTCGCATTCGCAAGTCTTTCGGTAATATGTTTATTACCCGTAACATTGCAGGCTTTGTTGGTGTAGGTATTGCTGCCGGTCTTCTGGCATCTATCGAAACTATCGGTATGCTACCCGATGCGATGGATATCCTTGACGGCAAGGTTAAGAAATTTGACCTTAGTGATGTGAAACTGTCTGCATCTTACAGTCTTATCGTTAACCTGTGCTACATCATGCGTGATATTCAGAAGAACGCATCTGAAGAAGACCGTGACAAGTACGATTCCGTCATGCGTCAGCTCGGTGATAACTACCTGAATTTCCTTATGGAAAACATGACGTTTCAGGAAGACTTTATCATCATGGGTGCAACAATCGCACTTGATCAGTACAGCCTAGATATTGATCACTGTGATGCTGTTGAAACTCTGCTTGAGCGTCACCGAGACATTCTGGATATGCTGTAAAGCATCCATGTCTAAAAAGGGAACCACAGGGTTCCCTTTTTTATTACTTGCGTAAAAAGTATAACTATAGTATGATAGTATACCTATCATGAAATACAAGGATAATAGCCATGACTCATGAAGAAGAAATTGATATTACTGGCGTATACCGTTACGGTTCAAATGATTCCGATGATGTAGATATTTTCATTGCACTCAGTCGAGTCCCTGATTATACGGATGATACTGATGTATATTTTATCGAAGAAATTCACCAAGCTGTAAGTGACCTTCTGAAAAGTGGAGTCATTGCAGAGTCAAACCGAAAGATTGAATACTCTCTTATTCATGTATCAAAGGATGGGGCGGTTGACTGGTGTGAATACGATGATCTAGAAGAGTGTAACAATGCATTGTTTCACACATTTTCACACCATGCTTATAACAACAGTGTGATGGGCGGTGTAAACCCAGTAAAGAAAAAGCTTCGACAGAATGTCTCTTATAAGATTGTTAAGGTTGTACGCAGCCTATTGACTTATCTATCAAGAACTGAGCATCGCACCGATGTAAAGTATCTGTTGAAGAATGGTACCTTTGGTGAACGACTGGAATTTGTTCTAAAGTTTCTTTCTAACCAAGGGCTTAGTGAACTAGAAAGTTTTAATAAAAACCTCAGTGATGTTGAAATCACCAAAGACATTGCGTTTATGTTTATTCAGCTTTATAGTCTCATCCATGATGTTGACGTGTTCACAAAAAGAGATGCAGTACTTCGTTACCCAGATATGATGAAGTATATCTATAAAGAATCTGACGCATCACGAAGTGATCTCGAAGTGTTCATGATTGAAACGTTCGAGGCATTGAGTATGAATATTGAAGTGTATAAGCAGGTTGATGGTATTAAATACTGCAAAGATCAATTTGGTTGCTTGAACAAAGAAGAAAAAATCATTGATCTTAGTACAAAAAAATTACAATAAAGAGGTACACATGACACATATAAAAGCATTACAAGACCATTGTATGGTTAAGTTAGTCGATGACTATGAAGATGAAACGATCATTCACGTTGATTTCACGGATAAGAAAAACCTTAAAGGTATTGTATTAAGCGCAGGCCCTGATGTAAAATATATCAAAGAGGGCGATACCATTTGGTTTGCTGACGCAATTAAAAAGTTGGACGATATTGCAGATTACCCTGTATATCGAGTCTGTGAAGACGCAATTATTTGTAAAGTCGTTTGACACTTATCTCATCACTATGGTACATTTATCAGACAAATAAAAGTTGGAGAATAAAGTATGTATAATGTTGTACATAAAAAAGCAGATATGCTTCATGCGAAAATCGGTGAAGCGACGAAAGAAGTTGATTACGATAAAGAGGTAGACGCCAAGGCGGTGCACTCGCGCCTACTTGTTACTCGTATTCGCCTGCTTCAGAAAGAGCCATTTTACGGCACCATCGCAATCAACCTGTTCTTGCAAGGTGTTGAACAGGATCACAAAGTTATCCGTACCGCTGCGGTAGACGGTAAAAATTTCTACTATAATCCAGCATTTATTGATGCTCTGGATGATGAAGAACTCGTATTTCTTGTAGCTCACGAAGTTATGCACTGTGTTCTTCGACACCTTACACGTCGTGGTAAGCGAGATCCAAAGATCTGGAACCATGCTGGTGATTATATCATCAACTACATTCTTGTGCGTGATAACGTAGGCACGTTCCCAAGTGTAGGTGGTCTGTATGAAGAAAGCTACGGAAACCGTACCACAGAAGACCTTTACGAAGAGCTTTATGAAAAGGCCCAGAACAGCGGTGGTGGTTCTGGTGACTCTAGCGATGGGTCTGGTGCTGGTGGTCCGGGTTCAGGCGGTAACTTCGATGATCACATTGAAGTTACCGTAGGAAATGATGGTAATGGTGGTGATGATGATGCTGATGGTACTACTGGTAGCGTGAACATCTCTGAAGACGAAGCGTCTGAAATTGAGAATGAAATCACATCTACTATCATGCAAGCTGCTGATGTAGGTCGTAAGGCCGGTAAAGTTCCTGCTGAAATTGAACGCCTCATTGAGAACCTTCTTGAGCCAAAAATGAACTGGCGTGATATTGTACGTGAAACAGCTAAGTCACAGGTAACTAGTGACTATACGTGGAAACGTTTGAACCGTCGTTACATGTCTCAACGCATCATGCTTCCTAGTCTTACCGTTGATGATCATTTCGATTTCGTCATTGGTATTGACGCTTCAGGCTCGATGTCCAACGACCAGTTGCGCGACTTCCTGAGTGAAATCTACGCGATTGCTGATTCATTCATGTCGTTTAAAGTGGGTATTTTCACTTTTGATACGAAGGTATATAACTATCAGGAGTTCACACAAGATACCATTGACGATCTTCTGTATTACAATCCAAAAGGTGGCGGCGGCACCGACTTCATGTGCTGCTGGGAATTCTTCAAAGAAGAAGATATTGTTCCTGAAACCTTTATCATGCTTACAGACGGCATGCCTTTTGATTCTTGGGGTGACCCTGAATATTGCGAAACTGTGTTTCTTATTCACGACAAGTACGCAATCAATAATAAGGTTAGGGCACCTTTTGGTACCACGCTGTATTATGATGACTACGTTAACGAGTGACCAAGCGTTAGGTGATCATTCTCTAAAGCCCCTTCAAAGGGGCTTTTTTATGTAATAAATATATTGACACATATCAAAGTCGTGTTACTATGATTAGAATTATTACAATAATAAACGGAGAATGATATCTCATGTCAAAATCGAATTACAGTGATGAGTTCTTTGAAGAATGCGCAGAAAGATTGAAGACTGAAGAGGGTCTTTCTGTACGCAAGCTTTCAAAAGAGCTGGGTATACCACGTACTACGCTACGTCGTGGTTTGAAGCGCACTGGCTTTAGTAAAGAAGATCAGAACTTAGTAGAGTTGATAGACAATGCACCAACTGACGATGTTAAAAAAGCTTTGATAAAGCTTGCTAAAACAAAGCAACGTCAAGCTGATGTTATGCGTGTCGAACGAAAATACTTCCGAGAAAAGTCACGTATTGTAAATGCGTTAGAAGAATATTCTGAGAACCTACGAGAAATTTTTAAGTCAAAGAATCTTTCTGGACTTACTCAAGTTCACCAGAACGTACAAGGTGAATATGAAGGTGTTATACATCTTAGTGATTTGCATATTAATGAGCAGGTTCTACTAGCTAATAACAAGTTTGACGTGGATATCGCTTCTAAGCGCATTCAGAAGCACGTCCAGCATGCTAAACGGGTATTTAAGGCATATGGGGTATCTAAAGTTATATTCGCCTTTACAGGCGATCTCATGAATTCTAACCGCCGTCCCGACGAACTTCTGCTTAATGCTTCTAACCGTGCCAATGCAACATTCGTTGCCGTAGATATTCTTCAACAAGCTATTCTTGATATGAATCAAGACTTCAATGTAGAATGTGCGAACGTCACAGGTAACGAATCGAGAATTGAAAAGGATGTAGGCTGGATCGATGATATTGCACAAGACAACTTTGACTTTGTGATCTACAATACATTAGCGTATTTGTTCAAAGGTAGTCCGGGTGTAAAGTTCCACGGCCCCGACGATACTTATGTTGAAAAGATAATTGAAGTAGCAGGACAAAAGTTTCTATTACTTCATGGTCATAATGGATTTGCACGGGATACTGATAAAAAGATTGCGTCGAAGTATGGTCAATATGCACAAAAAGGTATTTTTATAAACTATACTATTTTTGGTCATATACATAGTGCTGTTATTAGTGATCTCTATGCGCGGTCTTCAGGATTGCCCGGATCGAATAACTATTCACAAAACGCACTGGACCTGACTGGCAAAGCTTCGCAAAATATATATGTTGTTGGGCGAAATGGTGAAATTCATGGAATGAAGGTTGATTTACAAGACGTTTCAGCTTATAATGGTTACACCGTACAAGAAAGTAATATATACGATGAAAAGCCATAACTTTTGTAAAAAATAATTGTTTTTGATATAGAACCGCATTGCGGTTCTTTTTTAATGAGGTTGTAAGTATGATTGTTAATGATGAAGCTGTTGAATTTTGGGAAAAAATTCTTTATACGGCGGAAGAAATGCCTTTAGATATTAAAGATGAAATTTTATTTTATAAGCAATCGAAGGGCTTATCAGATAGTGACGTTTTTGATGAGTTTGTTTTTTATAGTTGCTACTGCTTTGCGACACGTGGGTTCATTGGAGAAAATATCTTTACCCAAATCGCCTCTGAACCAAAGCTTTCAATTTTTAGGTCTATTCATATTCTCACATTCCTTCTTTCTAAAGAAGGAAAAGAGCAGTCTAGGTATTTTAACGCCTTTAACCATGTAGTCAGTACTGGTGAACACGTTCCGAACATGGATATAGTAGTGAATATTGTCGGCTATCATATACACGTCTGTAAAGCGGATGAAAAAACTTATACTAAACTGTGTCATAACATTTTTGCATCCCAAAACCGTTCGTTTATATTAAAAGGTGTACTAGACATCGTTCGTTACTCATCACTAGGTGATGATATTATTAATACGAAAATTATACAATGTCTCAAAAGTTACTGTATTGCTCTTAATAGTGTCATCGCATATGAAGGTGATAAGGACAAATTAATCGCCGAAATTTATGAGAATACACATCCATATACGGTCATTGTAGATAATTCGGATATAACGTATTCGGAAAGCTTCGATAATATTCTCAAGCTCTATGATGAAACATTGTTACACTTCACAAACCGTCTTAAAGTCGAAAACGATAAGCACACTCTGCGTAAAATGAAACCATTTGTTGTTGATGGCCTCATTAGAGTGCTTCATGAATCGTCTAATAGCAATGAATTGAACTATTTTAAATTGATTTAACTATAAATACATTCTTTAATTTGGAGAAAAGATTATGGCAACTATTACACAATATGGTGTAGATATTATTAAAAAGCGTATGGATGAACTACAGCGCGAAATGAAAAACGTTATGGATGAAATGAAAGAGGTTCGAGATAATTCATTGTCATCTGAAGACAATACTGAAACGCATGAATATAACCAGCGTTATGATTCACTTCAGAAACAATATTCAGAACTCAAGGATGTGCTGAGTAATGCGAACGTGGTGGATGTTACAACCATCAGAACCGATAAAGTCACTGTAGGTTCCGTCGTAACCCTAAAAAATGTGGATACCGAACAAACGGTAGTGTATCGACTGGTTGGAAGTGTAGAAAGCGATCCATCAAAAGGAATGATTAGCTACACTAGTCCAGTAGGTCAAGAAATGATGGGACTAGAAGTAGATGATGGTTTTGAAGTAACAGTTGGTCCTAAGCCCATTGAGTACGAAATTGTTTCTATCGAGGCGAAACCACTGTAGGTTGTTTTTAGATTTTAATAATGTTATAATGATCACATTGATCAGGAGATGATGATATGAATTTTGCAGAAGCTATTTTCTTCAATGTGATTATGACATTTGGACAGTCTTATTTGACTGATGTGGAACCTATGGTTAATTATTCACCAGAACCTGAGTACATCCAAGAGCTTTACTGCCTTGCCACAAATACCTATCATGAAACACGTGGTGAAGGGTTTGATGGAAAAATCGCAGTAGCTCAGTCTGTCATGGCACGTGTCAAAGATGAGAATGGTGAGTTTAGAAATTATACTAGCCCATGTCAGGTCATTAAGAGATCATACAGAGACCAAAACGGCAACCCTATTAAGAATCGCTGTTGGTATAGTTGGTACTGTGATGGTAAGCCAGATGTCATTGCAATCTATCATGAAGATGGATCGATCAATAAACTTGAAAAAGAAGCATGGAAGAAATCAGTAATTGCTGCATTTTACGCATACCATGATCTTTACGAACCGCTAGTTGATAACGCAACGCATTATTACAATTATAAAACAGCAAATCCCCAATGGTCAGAAGACTATCAAGTGGTTGTTGAAATCGGAGACCATAGGTTTTTGAAACAATAAAAAAGAGGGCTAAGCCCTCTTTTTTATTACTATCCAATATCAATCTTCTCTACATCCTCATCCTCACGTGTAGGCTTAAGAATGATTATTGATAGAATTCCATTCTCATAGGAACAATTCTCTACCACATTCTCTTTGTGTGTCAATAGAGAAAGTTTTGCATCACGATAAGCGATGCCTTTGTGTAAAAATTTAGGTGCACCCTCGTCATCGTAATGGTCGTAATGTGCTTCTATTTTTAAAACTTTCAATCCGGCATGGGGATTTTTATGATATGGTTCGAATTGAACGTTAATATCTTCCTTTTTACACCCAGCAAGTGCTACATCTATTTTATAACGTCCTTCCTTGTCTATCTCAGTTATGTTGAAGTGGGGATACGCAGGAACCTTACTGCTCATGCTAAATGCTGGTATGTTATTTGCAATATTGAAAAAGTCAGTAAAGGTATTGTCAAATAGCATATCGCTAGTTATACGTCTTGGTATATTATTCATATTCATAATTCTCCTTGTTGTTAAGCTAGAATATTTTTAGTATCAAGAGCCTTATTGGTTAAGCACTCTCACATCTATATATTGGTTTTGGCTGATTTTTTTCAACCATAAATATTTATTTTAGGAGAAAAATAAATTATGCCAAGTAAGCAAAAAGTGAAAGGATCAACTTTCGAAAGGGAAGTAGCTAAAGATTTAACTATGAGATATGGTGAGAATTTTGTTCGTACCATTGGTTCAGGTGCATTTACAGGCGGTAGTAATAGATTTAGAAAAGAATCACTTACTGAAAATCAAGCGAGGCACCACAAAGGCGATGTTACCCCACCTGATAGTTTTTACAAGATGAACATGGAATGTAAGTTTTACAACGATCTTCTCTTTCACCAGATATTCCAAGGAAAATGTGGTCAATTAGACACATGGATCGAACAAACATATGATGCCGCTGATGATGGGGACGTGAATATAATTGTGATAAAAATAAATAGGAAGGGTAAGTTTGTTTGTATTGAAGGAAATGAAGCTCTAAATACACAAAAAGCTATTGAATATAACGGTTGGTATTTCTTTGATTACGATACCTTCTTTGATGAGAATTTAGTCCCATTTGCAGATATATGTGGAAAATAATAGGAGAATAAAAATATGCCAAGTAAGACAATTGGGCAATACATGAGAATGATGAAATCTGCTGAAGAGCAGTCTGATGGTGAAGATGAGAAGGTAGAAGAAGCTAAATGTACAGGCGACAGTGACTGTGAATGTGGCTGCAACAATGTTGTCGAATCCGTTGATGGTGTAGAAGTTGATTTTTCAGAATCAACTAAGTTTATTAACAAAGTGAAAAGTAATGTATCATCACTAAATGATGTACTAAGAGAAGGTATTAGTGCGTACATCGATGATGGCGATTCATATATATGTGATAGCTACATGATTCTCGGATACACACTTGAAGATGGCTTGATGGTTCTTGTTAAGTGCAGAAACGAGTATGATGAACATTTAAATGCACACTTTGAAGTTAATGAAGGGTCTACTGAGTTTAAGGGATTTATTTAAAATCCCCTTTGATCTTCATAAGATTGATTTTTTTACGTATACTATCAGGCAAACGTTTGATGTACTCATCCTCACCATCTTTTGAAAGTTGTTTGTAAATACTAAGCATTTTATCACTGTATGATTGATCAAATGCAACCCAAAGTTCATCACTTGTTGCATTGCGTTTCAATAAGTACACGCCTAACGAACTCGTCATAGTCTGACTACGTGCATCACCACGAATATGTGTCATAGCACAGTAAATGCTTCTATTTATCTTAGTTAATTCTTCATTGGTATAGCCATTTCTATAAGATTCCACTTCTGGCCATAAGAGTAGAAACAATTCTCTTATAGATCGTAAACATGGTACTACGTTATTAAACTGTGCTACTTTGTTTCGAACAATATCTGACATGTTAGAATCATCAGTATAGAATGTTCGGATAAGTACATTACATAACAGTTTGCGAGTTTTATCTGGTAGTTCTAAAATGTAATCATAATCTATAATTTTTCTTTCATATAGGAAGATAGTAGCCAATAGATCTTCAATGTCGAATGTGTTTCGGTCTATGAACAAACTATTTAAAAACTCGGTACTTTTTGTTTCATCTAGGTCATCGAACAACATCTCGATGGTATCCCTTATTACCTCAAAAAATACCTCTGTATTAATTTCTAAATGTTCATGTTCATATGACTCACTGAATATACCCAAACGCGTTTGGGTAACTATATCCAATAGTTCTGAGATATATCCAGAATCCATAATATCGTAATACGCTTCCAGTGGATCTAACCCACTGTTTTTAATTTCTGAAATACGGGCGTCAATATAATACTCTCTGAATAGTTTATATGTTTTAAAACATTCTGTATGGACCATTCCAATAATTTCAGACTTTTGACTATTGTACTTAGTTTTTTCTTCTTCTAACTCTTTTTCTAATTCCTCGCACTTTGAACGAGAATCGTCATGCATATTTTCCAAGGTATTAATGGTACGCTTGAGATATTCAATCTCGTTCGAAAGTTCATCTAATTCTTCGTTTGTATTTTCGTCACTCATAAACAGATCATCTCTAATATATAAATACAGTATAACATAGGTTTGAATAACGGAAAAGGTATATATAATGGCAGATTTACCAAACGGTACAACAATTGGTGGTAAGAAAATTATTCACAAAGGTATTGCGAATAAACATCGTCATGAAGCATCACAAATTGATGGTCTTAATACGTTGGCTACAGGTTCTCCCGGCTCTGGTGGTGGTATTGATGCTGATGTTTTATCAGGCAATACATACAGCGATTTAACCAACGAGTTCCTGTTAGTTGAGAATGATACCATACCTGAGATAATACTGTCGAATCATCCTACAGTGAACACACACGCCGTATCAAAATTATATATGGAGAATAGTATACCACTTCATATGCGTAGTGGTGAGTTTTACGGTATTACTTCTATAGGGGATCTTTCAACAAATACTTATTCTTATTCAATCTTAGATTCTTATAATTTCAGATTTTCGGCGACTGATTGTTTAATTAATGGATGGAAATACCATATACCCGCAGTCACTATAGATATTAGAAATGTTGAGAGTAATTTTGAAAACAAAGAATTCTATGCATATGCAGATGCAACAGACCTTTTAAATGTTAGATTTATGCTCAATGTTACTCGCCTGCCAAATGATAATAGTCTCATTTACATAGGTACTTTGACTACAGATGCAACGGGTATAATCGACTTCGAACCAATACGTGGCATGGAACGTGTAGGAGTAGGTCGTTACATGTTCTCTAATACTCCTAAAGAGAATGCTATACCCACCACTGATGGTTCTGGTATAATTGATAGTGCGTGGATATTTGGTGCACGTGGCGAAGGACTTGTTACCCTCAAAGGGCCTAACAACGTTGATGTCCAAAATACATATACCTACACAATGACAAATTACAATAGCTTTAGTGATTATACAGTTAGTGTGGATTCAGACGAAGCAACTGTGAGCTTTATATCAGATGATACAATAGAACTTGTAACGCCACTTACAAGCCCTATTGCGTCCACGCTAACCCTGAGTGTTTCCAAGGACGGTTATTCTAATTACTTCCCGGTAACATTAAATGCAGAGCCACCTATAAACCTGACAGGCCCAAGTGTACTCGAATCACGCGGTGTGTATACCTATACCATTGATAATTACAATCCTAATTACACTTATGATATAAACACTGATATAGCAGGAGCTACAGTCACTAGAACGGATGATGTTATAGAACTTGATGCGCCGTTGACAGCACCATACGAACAATCAGGTAATATTACGGTGTCTAGAGAAGGTTCTAGTGATTCAATAGCACTAACCCTATTGGCAGATGATCCTATCGTTTTAACAGGGCCTGACGAAGTTGTGCAACAAGATACCGCTTACTATGTTATTGATAATTTCAATCCAAATTACACATACAATATTAGTGTAACACAGGGTAGTGTTATCAGATCGGGTGATAATATTATCTATACAGCACCATCGGTAAGTGCGGATACGAATGTAGATATTACGGCATCTAGAGAAGGTTCGAGCTATACTAAGTCAATATTAGTAAAACAATTCCAATATCAATTAGATGTAGAGTATAGATATGTCACTTTTAGTGATACACATCAATGGGGGTATTCGTATAGTCAAAGCTTAGGCACGTTATCACCAATGACATTCAATGGATATGAGGTACGTGTATTAATATACGAAGACTCAGACAACTTAGACGGTACCAGAAATCAATTTACACAATTTTCATTGTCTGGTGAATACACGGGTCAATTTAAAATAACTACTGAGTATGGTAATAGTGCAGTATTTGATGTAACATATTACAATAATAACGGAGAGAATGTATCAACTGGATATCTAGATAATGATATATTGAATTTAACCCCATATGAGAATAGTATAATTAATATAAATATTGAAAAGTTGTAATATTAATTATACTATTTAAGATTGAAATCACCTCTTAAGAAATCTTAAGAGGTGTGCTTATTATGTAGTTTTAAATAATTATCAATCTTTTTACTTCGCTTGCGCATTTTTTTATTAAAAGTGTTGTCTACATCGATACTTTCATTACGCACATCGTATGCTAATTTCTTAAAATATCTATCTCCAACATATCCCTTCATGTTTTCATAACCATTGAGATTATAGATTGTATCTATGACGGTCATCAATCTCGCGTTGTCGAAATTATTAAATAGATAACGGACAAATTCATACTGAAATGTTGGTTTCAGTGTATGAATTAAAAATTTAGCATAGTTAAGTCCGTCCCCGCTATTACATAAGCCACATACTATAGTGTAATATGTGAATTCGCTATAAAGAGCCTCACACACTTCTGGATAATTGCTATAGAAGTTTTCAGTGCCACTCATATTCCTAAAGCATTGTAAATTAATAAATGGGTGTTTCATGATTCTTTTTATATACTCAGCGTATTTGCTGGGAGTCAGTTCATATTTAAGTAAACCTTGTGCAATATTGGCCACAGTAAGGTATGGGTCTAAATTAATAACAGACGATAAAGAATTCAAATCATGAAGAATATCCTCTACATTAAACACATACATATCCACATGATCGTTTTGGTGGTCAAGATTGCTTCGGGCCATTTCCGCGATGTCTGACTCAGTTACTGAGGCTAAGAATAGTCTTTCAAGGGTTAGATTTTGATTTTCCAAAAAAGATATTTGGCTTTCACAATACATTAATTTGTTTTTTACCTCTTCAAATTCCAAGTCGCGATTGAAATCATCATTTTTCAACTTAAAAATTTCATTATATACAAAATCCAAGCGTTCATGAAAATCATTTTCGTCATTAACCATTTTATTCTTCCTCAATATCTAAGTTCATTAGGTGTTGGTATACATCATCAAAAATATGACGTTGAACATCTCTAAGATCGTGACGACGATCTTTATAGCTTACCCAACCAGACCACTTTGATTCCCAATGTGGATCTACAAAATCATCAGGATCGTCAACAGTACCTATATAGATAGCCATCTTCATTTTTGGGTAAATCTTGAATTCTTCGATACTTTCCAAATTGGTTGGGACAAGCCCACACTCTTCACAACATTCTTTCACAGCGGTAAATTTAACACCATCACCCTCTTCGATACCACCTTTTGGAATTTGTGGCGACGATCCCCCATAAAGTGGGTCGCTTGGGATCATACAACGAAATAGAATATCATCACAGGTCTTTCTATACAATATGAGACCTGCTTTTTTCAGTTTATAATTCATTTAGTAACTCCTTAGATAAGGAGCATTATATCATGAATTCTCTAACTTTTCAACATCAAATCCCCAATAGCCTTCTACGTATCGACCAGATATTGCTGAAATCCATTGACCATCATTGAATTTATACAAATCATTCTTCGTAAGATTCACCACATACTCAATGGTATCGGATTCAGATGCATCAAACGATATAGACCATGTAAGGCCACCATCATTGGTTTCGATTATATCCCATTGTGATGCTTCAAGTCCTCCCCAAACACTTGAATCTGCAATGTCAGATGCTATTAAGAAGCGGGTATTAGTATTGAGTGCTGGTATGTTACCATTCGGATTAATGATAGCATCTACTGGCTCTAACGTTGGCGTTGAGAACGTATCTACATCAAACTCGATCTGTAGTTCTTTAGGATCTGGTGTATATAGAAATGTACCGTAAATGAAGCTATTGTCTTCTTCAGGATTATTAGACTGTCCTATGCGGATAGTTGTAACACCTTCATCAACCTTTCCGTATAAGTCGAACATAGTTTCCCAGTTATCGTAGTTACCTGAAGTGTTTATGATCTTGGCAAAATAAGAATTGTCTTTTTTGTAAACTTCGAGATCGTATCCATTTGGTGTTGCGACAACTGGTTCCAGTAGATAATTATCCCGCGAAAATATATCACTAAGTGAGTTACTTAGTAGAGAATCTTCATCGGCGGTTGTTAGATGTATATTGGTATAAACATTATGTATTTTAGTTTGCTTTCGTATTTTCGCAGGGCTTGTAATAAAGACTGGGAAAATTCTGAAAGTCAATGTCATAACATCAATTTCGGTACTGGTACCTTGTGGTACACTTCGTGATGTCCATTGTATATTTTCTAGTTGGATGTTAGATACATTACCCATATCCATAGGCGATGAATTAACTTTAAATTCGAAGCCCGGATTATACCATACTAATATCTGTTCCATAAGCTCCATCTTTTGATCAGTAGATGTGGTGAACACATCTACGTTTATATTCATTGTGAAAGGAACTGGCATAAGCTGTGATATAGTATACTTACTTGCAGGTTTGTTTATATAGTTACCATTTTCATCTTTCTGCTTTTCAGTGATATGACTTACCCCCTCATAATGAGGGGTATGGCGATACTCAGGTAACGGTTGAAACTCAGAGATATGTAACGATAGCATAGGCGCTGTCGTCAATATATTTTCACTGTTTTTGTTCAGGTATGTCGCACCAAGACGAGACATATCAGCATAGGTACATGGCACCAACTTATAGCGATCAGTACCGTTACGCTTTCCGTCATAAACTTTGAACCCTGAAAATAATCTAATTATTTGTAACAGGTAACGTCTTAGTTGTTTGTCATAAAAATAATCTCTACTGTACATATTACTTCCTTAAGTTTGCATCTGTATAAGTTCTTACAATCTCGACATTTTCTACACTAGCTGTCGATAAGAATAATTCATTTGGTTCAGAACGAATTTCAAACAATTCACCAAATCTTGAATTTTCATCTTCAGGTACGATTACTACTGATGCAATATTGCCTGTTAGCTTTGTGTGTATGTATGTAGACAGCTCGGTAAAATAGAAACCTGAGCCAAAGTCCCAATTGTCGATATTAAAGAATGTATTTACAGCTTCAATAACCTGAGACTTTATTTCATTATCAGTCAGATAGCTACCTGCTGTTTTAACTATTTTGAATGTTGCACGATATTCAGGAAGTGCAGATTCTCCAAATAGTAATTTATAAGAAGCTGGTATATAAATGATCTGATCTGAAGTTGACTTATTACTTTCGATCTGCTGCAAGTTACTCTTTATTTCATTAGAGGTTGGTAGAGATGGAAACGTACTTACGTCTTCTCGATTATTCAACCATGTTCTAACGGCATTATCATAAGAACGTGTAAGAACATAGGTATCAATTATGTTTGAAATACTAGGATCTATACGATCCTTACCACCAGCATAATGCTTCCACTGGAAGAAAAATGGATCGTCTTTTGTGAATGAACGTCCTATATATGAACTATAGGTATTACCCTCTTCGTCCGAATTATTAATTAATACAGTAGCGCTATTGGGGCGTATACCATCAACATCAACGTCATCACCTACGTAAAAGTTACCAGCGGTATAATCAATACTATTCCCATAGTTGTCAGTGATAGTAATATCAGAACTACAGTAGTACACAACACCAGAGTTTATACGTGTGGTATTGTCATTAAGAAGTAGTACGTTGCTGTCAACCCTGTTGTATATGATATTATCCATATCGGTATACGTTTTAAAAAACACATATTCGTTAAGGTTGACAATATCCTCAAAGGCCAACGGAAAATCTTGGACTTCATCATCGTCAATATCTTGCGGCTCTATTAATACTTTAGAGTAATCTACGATACCATCATTTTGTATGAAACTATCGACAATTGAAAAGTTGTAACTAACACCCAACGTCTCATTTCCACCTTCCAAGTCGTACACTTCTATAATATCAGTGATTTTAAATGGACTTACGGTGTTATCAGGCAACAATGGATCATTGATAGTAAGAATAGTCCTACTGTTAGTGAATTGAATATTCCAGTTGGTAATTAACTTCTTATCAACAGTATATAAGCGTATATCGCCTGTGTTAGCATTATAAGGCACTGAGCTAGTAATATCATATTCAGTCGTAGAACTGTGTGTAGCCGAGGTATACATATGACCAACAATTCCACGTGCTGATGTTGTTTGTTCATTAATGTCTTTACGATCTGAGTTTGAAGAAAGGATTTTTATATAATCTTCCACAAATCGACCTGTCTCATAGTCTATGACTTTATCTGTATTCTTAAAGAAGAATCTAACCTGTTTGTCGGAGCCAAATACATATCTAAGCTGCCTTACAACAACGTTGTAACGTTTTTCGCCCTGTTCATTAATGAAGGTTGCCTTTAGTAACCAACGGTTATCAGGGGCATTTGGAAGAGAAGGTGCGTTAAGATCAAAAGTACTATTATCTGTATTTACAATATTCTCTTGAGCGATAATAACCCATGAATCATTAATGAAATCATAGCGCACACCAAAGGATCTATTATTTTCAATTTCAGTCTGCACGGCAATACGTTCATCGATATTAAGACTTTTACGTATGCCCGGTATAACTTCTTTAATATACCATCCATCATCAATATCGTTGGACAATTCTACCGTCCCTGACGCATCAACCGCAAGGTTTACAATACCACCTTCTTCAAGACCACGTATTGTAACCCACTTACTTTCTCCGTTATTATTTTTGAATAATATTTTTGAATTTTCACGTACTAGTTTTAGTTTTTCTTCTGAAGAACCCAGCCCAATCTCAACATTTTGAGAAGTGGTTGTATCCACAATATATCCAGTTGTGGAGTACATATTCATAGGCAGGGTTTTCCATATATAACGTCCACTATCGAACGTCAAATATTCACTACCATATCCGCCTAAATTGTCGATTGCTTCCGATAATATTACAGAACGGTACTCGTGGAAATAATAGTTATCAATACCATAGCTATTAAGAAGTGGTTCAATGCGAGTGCGCACAAGAGAACTATAATTAGTGTTACTCTCTATTTTAAAGCCATCGGAATTCAAACCGTAATCTTTATACATATAGGCATCGTCACCTACAACAGTAGTGTTTGAATGTGATCCAGTGGGGTCTGTAATGTCGATATATCGACTGTGGCCTGCATGTGTACGATTAACCGCCTTAACCTTTCTGACTAGGTTTGATTGTGTCAATGGGAATACGTTGTAGTCTTCACCATTGATCATACGATCTTGGCTATAATGCACTAATGGAGCATTACGCTTTATTTCATCAGTACTTTCTTCACTTTCCGCATTATCAATTGTATATTGCAAAGAGAATGTTAATGTAAGTGTATAGACTTGATTGTCTTTACCGACATAACGTATATTAACATTTTTCTTCTTAATGTCATTTGGGCGAATAATATATGACTGGTTTCTGGAAGTTCGATACATTACCCTAAATGTACCAACTGGTACATCACCAAAATTACCATCGCTGAACTTCAACATAACACGGTTATCGGATTGTGTATTGGCAGTATAAACCTTTCTTTCATTAAGGTACACGTCATTATATATGATATTCTGCCCCACTAGGCTTGGAATTGGCTTCCACTCATATTGTACATAACCAGTATCTGTGTCCAGTTCTTGTAACCATACATCAGTCTCATTGATGTTAGTCACATCAATCAATTCTTCTCTATCTGGCACAGGGGTATTATATTCGAGTATAGTTGATGATAGGCTACCTTCTTTAAAGTACACAAAAAAGCCTGTGTTTTCAGAAGTACTACCTAGCTGATCATTTCGATACAGGATGTTGATAGTGGACTCAGGTCTTGGTGAACGCTCTTTAATTACATCCGAGTCTATATCTGCGGATACTACTTCGAACGTCATATTTTCACCGTTAATTGCTGCATCAAAGTTGTAAACGATGTCGTTGTTTGCTACACTAAGATTATTGATAGAGTATACTTGAGTATCAATGTTATTGATCGTATCTGACTTTACAGGTTCACCAAATCTATTTGTTGAAATAAACGCTCGGTTAAGAATTTTTATAAAATTCTCATACCAATTTGAGTTATTAATTTGTTCCCAAGATATTTCGATATTTGACAAACTATTGCCTTGAGAGTCTAGTAGAGGTTCTGTAGTTTGTACGGATACTATCTTACACAGACCATTTGCAGATCGGTTACGTTTAGGTTTATAGGATAAACCTTGTGCAAGCTTAAGAACGCTCTCCCTGCGTTCTGCTGTATCGAAAAAGTTCTCCCTCGCATTCAAGTCTATTCTAAACGCATATGACTGTCCCAGATATGCGAGCATGTTGATGTGTGCCAACATTTCTGAATGCTGAACATAATCGTTGAATTCGTCGGGATTATTAGTACGCAGGTAATCTATAAGCGCATTATAAATTGAATTGTAGTCATAAGCCTGAAGTGATACGTTACGAAACGCATTGTAAACGACTTTCCAGTCTTCTGCCGCAAATAGATTGTTTTGTCTTATACTCTCTGACATTAGTGCCCCTTAAATATCGTTTAAATTAACAGAAAGATTCACTTCCTGATTTTGTGGTACTACAGTTGCGTTAATAATAAGGTAGTAACCATTAGATAATTCTTCCATATCAATGCTTATACTATTTAGTCTAGGGTCCATAGACAATTGTTCGAGTGCGTCGTCAATGATAAGCTGTTGTTCGGCAGGTGTCAGCGAAGGTTGATATATGTAACTATGGCCAATAAACCCAATATCACTCATCGGCATTTCATCTTTTTTTATAGATAAAAGGTTATGGATGTCATCTACGACAACATCCATATCATATAAATTACCATTCTCATTAGCATTAGGCGAAGTTGTACTAAAGGATTTATAAATTCTACTCATTATTTTTCCAGTATATCTTTAATTTTCTTAATCGCATCTTGGTCAATATACCCATTGCGGTTTATGAACTCACCCATTGATGCATTAAGCTTGTCACGACAACTACGATCATACTTGATTTTCTTAACAAACTCATATGCATTATCATTACTATTAGGTATACGCTTGATTGGAGTACCCAGTACAGCATTTGAAGATGCTATTGCGCCTGCTGTCGTTTCATCAAGTCGTTTAGTATTACGTATGGTCTTTTCGAATAACTCAGACTCTTCAACTAGTTTTTGATCTAAGCTATTGATGTCACTGTTTAAAAAGATCACATAGTTTTTATCATTATCACGTGCAATAGAATAATCCTTGTATTTATTTGTAACAACAAGTTTTATGTTTTTAAAAAATTGGTTTAACTCCTTAAGCATGATATATTCATTACCCTCTTTATCAATACTAAAATATTCTTGCATTACTGAAAAGCCAGAACACTTTTCTTGTATAGTTTCTATTAACTGTTTAACATTTTCAGAAACTTCATCGGACTTTTTAGTTTTATTCGACAGCATCGCTTTTCTCAAGTCAATGAACAGCTTGGAAATTAGGCGCTCATTTTTTGTTGGTATAGTTTTCTTAAAATCTGTGTAGTTGTTATTTTTCACATACTGTCTGGCCAAACGGTTTGTCTTACCTTTGGTGTCATCAGACTTACTATCACCTAGACCAATCACATCAAAGTCATAGACGCCCCAATTCTCAGCATATTTTGTATAACGACGATAATCATCAATGTTTTCATCTTTAGTAACAAGATATATAACATCGTACTCATTCGCTAAGTACTTAAGAGCCTCCAATGGTGTTTTTATATTCCCTGTTTCGTTAAAATTCACATTAGGGAATAATGTCTTGTTATATGCCAAATTTTTCTTAAAATCTAGCGGGTTTAATTCACGATCCACCATGGGGTTAATAAACACGACATGGTTTGCGCCTTTTGAAATCTTCTGAAGCTTTTCATACGCAAGCTTATATCCATAAGTAGGTGGGTTGGCATACACCATCATGAAATAGACAGTATTTTTATTCTTATTTAATTCGTGTAATCGCATTTGTAATTTTAATCTCCTATAATGACCGTTGGAAAGCCTTCAGCTATAGTATCTCCACAACTCATAGAATCACCAAGCCTAGCCGCACTAAGACCTTCTGTTATAACACTACCTGAACCACTTGCAACGGAAAGACCGTGAATAGGATATGGTAGAACCACACATTGATGAGGAATAGCAGCATGTGAAACGCATGCTACCAGTAAGCCGCCTGCTATTACCGTTTCGGAAGCTTCACATATATTTGTAGAAGGCCAACATCCGTGGCCTGTAGTTGCTGATGAAAGTCTAGCGGTAGGACTTGACATATCTATACATTCCTTATCAATTCAATAACTTCAGAGTATGAATAACCATACTCGTTCATGAGTTCTTCGATGTTACCCTCACGTATAGCAACATCTATTGGTGATTCAACAGTACCAAATTCATCAGTGTTTTGAGTACTAGTAACTACTGTTGTTTCATTTTTAAGTGTTGTGTAAAAGTCTCCATCATTAACGATAGTATTTATCTTCTCCGCATCCTCTTCTCGGAACAGTTCGTCATAACTCTGAACACCCTGATCTACTATAGTATCTGTTTCGGTAGAAAGGTCTGGTAAGTCAGGGACTAAAGGTTCCGCCACAGGAGAGTTACCGTTTGCAGGACTAGGCGGTTCATCAGTGTTGCCAGTACTACCTGCTAAATTATCAAAATAAGTTTTTGACTGATCTGACATTGTTAAGAGGGTTTCACGGGCTTTACCCCAATCATTGTTTATTTTAAATTTAAAACTTCCAGTAAGATCAGTCTTAGCAGTGGATATAGCTCGTAGGTCAGAATTTTCAATAATGAATTCCCGATCATCAGGCACAACAGCGCTTACATAATCATAACCATCATCGATTGCCTCTTGGGGGAATTGCGCTTGCTTACGCTCTCCATCTTTAAAGTACACTATCTTAGCATATGGAAAGAACAACTCAGTGTCCACAGAAGTAATACCTAGACCGTCTGTGTTATTTAAAGTAAAATATTCAGATTCTAGACTAGATGATGATTCATAAATGTATTCTTGTAGGACTGGCTCGGGTGGTAAAGGCGGTATCTCAACAGGTTCAGGATTCAACGGATCTTCGTTTCCTGACGAATTTAAATCAGTATAGTAAGCATCCCAAGCACTCGGATAGCTTGGATCTGGAATAGCTTCGACTGAAAAGTTTAAAATGTCACCCAAAGTACCTTCCCAATTATACTGGGAAGGCATTACTGTCCAAATCATTGGCCAAGGTGTTAATCCACTCTCGGGATCATACGAGAAGTCATAGCTCATTCGCCACCATCACCCCCGGCGTCAGAGCCATTGTCGTTATCATTATTACCACCCGCAATATACGGGAAGTATAATCCATAATATCCCAATTTCGATTTACTCTTTCCCATTACTCTTTTTTGGGTTTTAGTCAATTGGTGATAGGGTCTTATGTACGGATTCTTTTTGTTTGATTCATCGAATTGTAAGCCGTATGACCATCCTTCATCTACTTGTTCCTGAACCCATCGTGCATGCTTAACGGGCTCAGATTCTTCGATAGATTCTTCAATATCATCGTCATACTCAACTATGTCGGAATTGATCTCAGCAACGAAATCGAAGGTAAGAGTGTTATATAGTCCACCAATAATACTATCAGATTCATCACCATCTACTGACTCATTAATATCAAACGTATAGACAGTGTATCCATCATCTAATGTATACTTCTTAGCCAAAGGCTTGTCTTTAGAAATGGTTATTAGTTCTTTACCAGATGCATCATTTATTACACGTATTACAGTTTTAATGTCACTTACTGACAACTCATTTTTAGAAATAATTCTTATATCATTCATAGTCTTTAAACTCCATATACTTATATGTTTATTTATGGAGTTTTAGATATGGTTTTCATGATAACGTTTGTAAAACTCATCCCAATGTGTAAAATGATTTGTGTCATCAATTTCTTTAGCATTCATTGGTCCTTTAATCATATAGCTGTCAAAGCCAAGAACCACACCGTCTTTATAATGGATTAACGAATCTTCAATAAACACAGGATTTCTATCCATGTATGGCATTAGGTTATATAGTTTTCTAGCACCCAACGGTAAAAATATGATGTTTTCGAATATATCCCCAAAGACGTTTCTTAGGTTGTAATACCGTAACTCACGGGTGACTTTATCATCTCCACATGCTGTTATAACAGAAATTTTAACACCATCATTATGTAAGTTCTTCAAAACCGTGTCAGCACCTTGTAATGGTTCAAGGTGTTTAAAGTTTTCGGAGGTGTTAAACGTCTGAATCAATTCAGTGGTTTCGTTCGAAGTATACCCGTGTGTACTTGTAAGAAAATCAGAAATGTTACTAAATTGTTGACCATGAGGATATTGAATGTTTGCGAACTCTAAAAGACCTTTAGTGTAGTTTAAAGCTGTATCATCTATATCAGTAATGATTTTTTGCATTGTGCCCTCTTTATAGAAATTAATTACAATAGAGTATCAAAACATCACACTTTCGTCAATTAAATCCTTAATCGTCTTTTTGCTTCGATCTTCATCATAATACCAATGGTTTCTTGAATAATCATATGAAAATTTCGTTGACAGGCCAAATACAATATGTACTTCATCAGTTTCACAGTTACCATAGATAAAGCGGTGATGAAATGATGAGTCAAAGAAATATGCCTTGCCTATTTCCAAGCGTATAGGTTTATGGTTTTCATACTGAAAGTAGCATTCGTTATCCGTTTTTGTGGGTATGATAACTTTTATACATTCATCAATAGGCTCGTCATAATGCCATTCACTAGTCGTGAATCGCCCACTCATCCTTGTTATCTTTGCTCTAACAGGGGTAAATTCACAGATATTATATAGAAATTCTGATTCAGGGAGAGGGCGTACAAATGCATGGGTATCATCACGTCCATGTGCACCTAGCGGTAAATTATGACTATATTGCTTATAACCATCAATGTCAAGGTAGGGGTTATATGTCAGCCCAAGTGTTTCGTACTCAGGGTTAGTAGTCTTTGTATACATTGCACGGCGGGACAAAAGTTCATTAACACTATCCCTTAAGTAATAAAACACGTCATACGGAATTGTTTTTTCATATATATGTTCTATTGGTTCGATATTAAAAGCTTTACCATAATATTTTTCTAAACGTTCATAGACTTTTTCACTCATTACCAAAATTTCCCATCGGTTTTACTTAAAGGTGCACGACAAGACCAATATCTTGCAGTCTTTTTATCGTTTGCGAATTTACAATTGTGTCTAGCAATAAAGTTTTTTCGTGCTTCCTCATCATCTTTGTTTACCCGTAGCTCCGAACCTTTTTTCGACCCGAATGTTATTTTCTTAGCTTTCACTTTTCCATCCGATGTCTTTGAGCCACTATCAACATAAACAACGAAGCGTTTATCATCATCTTTGTCGCTATATCTAGGATTGTCAAGCTTCACACGCGAACCATCATAATACCCATATGAGTCTTCGTCAAGTGGCATCCAGCCATAGTTTAGGTAGAAATCATCGTCATTGTCGTAATCCTCATCTAATATTTCAGAAAGATTTTCTAAAATTCTCTCTTGCTTCGCATATCGCCACCCGCGAATCCATTCATTTTCACCTTCAGAATACGGTCTGTATATACACGCCTCAAGACCCTTACCATCCATATAAGACTTCATGCCTTCTTCAAATGGCTGTGCATCATTTTCTAAAATTCTCATCAGTTCATACCCCGCATTTTTGTTTATTTATACAAAAAAGCCCTCTTACGAGGGCTTTAGAACAGTATGAGCAGTGTATTTAAGCTGCTTGATTTCTTCGACGAGTATGCTGTCTACGAGATGGTTGTTTGGTAGCCATCTTTTTTACACCAATACCATGTGCAGTTTTTACTGCTTTTTCAACACGACTATTAAAGTCATCAAAGTTGTTTGCAATATAATCTTTGATCATATCTTCAACAATACGGTCTGCTTCACTGTAATCACCGTTTTCAGGGGATTCGGCAGTTGCATCATAAAGATTATTGATCATCTCTTCATCCGTTACAATCAAATAGTATATGCCTGCTTGCACGAATACTACTGAAAGATTTTTACAAAATCGATAATTACCACGTTCAAAAATATTTTCTTTTTCAATTTGGTCGGATTTTTCACCAATACGGATAATAACTTTACTAGTCATTTTAGATATTCCTCTTTTTATTATTATACAATTATATTAAATATGTGATCTCTAACCACGAATTTATTTATTCTTCAGTATTAGAGGTACTATTTTCTTCACCCTCTGAGGCTGATTCTGGCTCGGCTTCTGCGGCTTTACGCATTTCTTCTTCTACCTGTTCCATTTGATTCATAAAAGTATCGTATACCTCTTTGAACTCAGCAACCTGTTGATGACTTTTAGCTAAGTATGATACGATAGTGTAGAAATCATCTTGACGATCAGAACGATTCTTGAATACAGTCATGTTTGCGCAATCGAGTACAATAGTTGAACGTTCTAAAAGGTTTTTCTTGATTCCATTTCTAACGTATACTTCTTCATATACATCCCACTTCTTGTCTTCTTTTTTAGACAAAATTCTAGGATGTACTACGTAAATCATCAATCCTGTACGTTTACTACTCATAATTTTTCTCCACAATGTTATTGCCAATCAATAGTAGAATCTGTATACTACCCCAAGTTATTAATTCGTCAATAGACAAATGAAAGAGAGAAGAGAAATTCATGCCTTCTATTACAATTCCTTCAGTAGACCGTGAAGTGTTTGAAACATTAGTAAAAAGTATCTATACAGATCCTGTTAAAGCATCTGTTCGTGAAATCATTGCCAATGCATCTGATGCAAACAAGGAAGGCAATGCTGGTAGGCCAATTGAAGTCTATTTCGACTTTGATTCAACCGTGGTACGCGATTTTGGTATGGGAATGTCACCTAACCTCATCGAAAGTATTTTTAGTGCAATGTACAAAAGTACAAAAAGGTCAGATGATGAAAACGAAGTGACTAACATGGATGGTGAATTTGGCATTGGCTCTAAAGCACCTTATGGTGTCTTGTATACAATTGAACAAACAAATTCAAATTGTATTACTAAGTACCACAAATACGATATGGATTACTATACTATGAAAACAGTTCATGGCGGGGTAGCATATCTCTACATTTTGATGCTTAATGCCGATGGGATTCCTTCATACGAATTGGTACATTCTTATCAATCAGATGAACATTCTGGAACTGAAGTTACAGTCCCTGTGACATTTACTTCGAGTCCTAAAAGTGAACGATTCAAAGACTTAATCGGTATTCTAGCTCCTTATTATATTTGTAACGAAGGTAACAGGTCCGTAGAAATTGGCGGAAACCACAAGATTCTTGTGAACAATATCAAGAAACTCTTAAACAATTCTTTTATTTACGACAATATACTGAATATTGATTACTCAATATTTAATACAAAACCGCCACAATATTCGGTATCATTTAAATACAAAAACATTATATATCCAGACCTCTCATACTACAGTAATAATAGACTCATTCAGGAGCGCGTAGAACAAATTTATCTTATTGATGAGAGTGAACTTGATGCACCATTACCCATTAATCGCTCACGTGATAGAATTGATGACGATGGGAGGTTTGCACTATCTAAACATTCAGAGATCTTCAACGCCCAACACAATCTAGAGCGTGAGATTACCCAACTTATTCATGATTTACTTGAATGTTCAACTATTAAGAATACTGTGAAGCGGAACTTCGTTGTGTCTACGTTAGCAAAGGATATAGCTTCGTATGGTCCCGCACTAGACGGTAAGATCACTACATATATTAACAAAGGTCTTTTACCTGAGAACTATGACTATAACACCCATACAATAGATGTATTCTTAGATATCATTCAAGTTAAAGATAGTGATAAAGTTTTTTCTGATTTTGAAAAACGTCTTGGTATTACCAAGGATATGGTTTATCGCTGGATTTCTAAGAAGGATGATTTTAAATCAATTCCAAATATTTTCGACACCATCTCATATTTTGAGAAGGATTGTGCAACAACAGAATTCATTACACAAGTACATAGAAGATCACTACATATACACGAACTAGTGGTACCTAACACAACTAAAGTTGAGTTTGATATTGCGCGTATACCTATGGCTGTAGGTATTGAACCATCATCCTCTGTAGTCAAAAAGCATGTTAATAGACTACTGGGTGATAAAACCAACATCTTTGTAATCAAGGATATGAATAAAGGATTTAAAGTACCTTCATATCTGTTGCGTCAAGATGAAGATTATAAAGACTACACAATTATTATGATCTCGTGTGATTTGGATGACGTTGATGATCTTTGTCAGCACTTCCGTACTGACGGTATTACTAATTTCTTTAAAATCTCGGATTTGGTCAAAAAATATAAGAATGAAATCGATGATATCAAAGAACAAAAACGTCGCAAAAGATCATCGCCTAAAAGCAAACGCATTCGAGGGATTCACCTAGTCAATACACATGATAACGACGGCGATTTTGGTTACTCATCACACCATGATATAAATAAAAAGACTATGCAGTCTAATGATATTACCAGAATCACCCGTGATGCAGATGCCGTATACGTAGTACGTTTAGATAATAAACGTTTTAGTCATTGTGCATATACCAACGACGGTAATTATGTAAGATTTAATTTCTCGTCGTGCGAATATGGACAGCCATTTGGACGTGATATTTCAATGAATATCACATCATATAATAAAGACTTTAAGGAACTTAACAAAAGAGAGTTGATACAAGACTCCTTTACACGTCTACTTCCAGTTGGCGGTGCCGTTATCGTATGCGATTCTGAACATTATGATAAAATTCATGAATTCATAGACAATGATAAGATTATCTTTTTCGAAGATTATTTCACAGAAAAAGTCAATGCAATGAATTTGATAAATACAATTCCTGTTAATATGATGGATATTAAGTCTGCTTCTATTGAATTAGTCGAAAGAGAACGCACTAAACTAAATAATGCGAACGATATTGAAGAAAGTCGATGCCGTGATAATATCTCAGTGCTTAGAAATATTATGAATTTTATCAAAACCATGAAAACCCTAGATATGATAGATATAGCACAAGGACGTGTACCCAAAGACACAAATATGAATTCTTTTGATGGAATTGTATCATCTATTGGGGTTTTAGACGATGGCGGTGAGAGTTTGTTAGTGTTTAAGAAAGTATTTGACACAATTCAAAACTGTGATAATTTTTCAATAGTGAAATCACTACTAAATATGGTGAACTTCTCAGCATATATCCCACCGAAAACGGTAGTTGAAATGTCTGAGGTTGTAAAACACATTATTGATCTGTCAGATATAGAAAAAGTATTAAAAGACTACTTGACAATATAACAATCTGTGAGATGATTGTTCACATAATTAATAATAAACAGGAGAAACTTAATGAGTGAAGAAAACAAAAACCAAGTTGAAGAGCCGAAAATTACCCTTGAAGACATTCAAATGATTCAGCGTATCATTTCGATTGCAAGCTCTCGTGGTGCGTTCCGCGCCGAGGAAATGAGCCCAGTTGGTCGTGTATATGACCGTGTAAGCAATTTCCTAAGCCATAACGCACCTGAACAAAAAGAGGCTGAGGAAGGCGAACAGTCTGAAGATAAAAAAGACGGTGATTCAAAAGAAGGCTAATCCATACAGCGGGTATTACCCGCTGTATTGTCATCACATAGTATTAAAATAATAAAGAGGAAATATAGCTATGCAAGATCGTTTTATCGGTGAAGCTGTCATCACTTTTAGTGATCAGTCAAAACAAGTACGTAGAGTTCTTATTCTATCACCATATGTACAAACTTCCGAAAACCTAAGAGATATTGACTATGACCATTCACTTGTAGTTGACCTACAAACTATGGAATTTGATTTCAAATCCCAGCTAGAAGAAATGGTTATGAACCCGGAACTTAGATCATATCACACCTTTATGGACTATGCCACTAAAACGGTTTTTCGTAATGGTGAAAATGTCCTTCAATGGCTACATCGTATGCGCCAGATCAGTAAAGTACCAGCATCCGACGTGTCCGTAGTTATTGGTCAAGGTGGTTATCAACAAAAAATTGCGGTCGTTGATATTAACAACGAGATTCGTAAAGAAAATGAGAAGAAGATTGAATATCAGAACACAATTTCTTCTACGTACAGCGATGCTTCTATGAATGAACAAAACATTCAACCGGCTGCTATTGAGCGCACAGGAAACCAGCACAAAGATGCTTCACAACCTCTGAACGAATCAGCCGAGGCTAGTGTTACAGAGAATGTAGTATCTAATCAAGATGCTCCCATGCCGTCTGATGCGGTTGATCTATCCAAGGTACCCGGCGTTACCGTACTTGAAGGTGGAGAATACCACCCTGAAGCGGATGGTTCAAACACACAAGAAGGATCGCAAGAAGCAGTCCAGACTCCACTGGAAGGTTATGGTGTAACAGACGAGGGTTCTGAAATGCCTGATACTCAGGAGATTGTGAATCGCATTGAGTCTCTAGAAAAGGCCGTGAAAAGCAAGACGAAGGATAGTTTCATCACTCGCATGATGAATCGATACGACCTTACCGAGTCTGAAGCTACTAAAGCGTTAGAAACCGCTGGGAAGCGAAAACAGCGTAAAGCTGAGAAAGAACGTGAGAAGGCTGACGATAAAAAATAACATTTTTAGGGGGTATTAACCCCCTTTTTTATTCTGCTCTAAAAACTTTATAACTTCGTCCTTCCTCAACTCGTCTACTTGTGTGCACAATGCGTTAAGGAAAGAATGAATTCTAACCATATCTACCTTAACATTAATTTCAACAATATCGTTGTTGTGTTTCAGTATACCCATTGTAGTATTCTTTATCTCTGGGAATAACCGTTTAATACGCGCTCCTTCAATAGATTTCACCGATCCATTATTGTAAAAAATATCAATGTGATCTATAAAAACTAAAGGAACGCACTCTCCATCTATTTTTTCTAAAATATCTTTTATTTCATCTATTGATAAGTGTTCTTTCATAAGTTTTCCATTAGATAGAATGGATATAACGACCACATTGTAATACTCATAATCCACTCATTTATGCTTGTAATATAAATATATTTATAACTAATTTTATAATACAAAACATGAAGGATAACTATATGCGTTTACACCAGATTAACCAACAAAAAGAAAAATACATTCTTGACGAAAGTATTGAAAATCTATACGGGAAGATGGTTAATGAAGCAAAATACATTAACGAACGTATTCAAAACAACCGCCCAAAACTTGCAGTTGAAAAAGAAATAAAAGATTTTATTGATAAGTATTACCACATAATTCCCGTAATAAGAACCATTCTCGCTTTTGATAATGCGGCTAGAAAATCTGACCCAGACCGTCCTTCTCTTATGGGTATAGGAAAGCTTTTACATTCGAGTCCTGAAGAAACTGTAAAAGAACTTGCTCGATTTAAGAAATCGGTTATTGAGACTAATGATAAATTGAAGTCAAACTACCAATTCTTCAAGAAATCTTTGGATCGTGTATTGGAAATGCACAGTGAATATAAAGGGGCTCCTTTAATTCGTGAAGTCTTGGATATGAACGATGTTGTTGAAAGACAAATAGATTCCTTCTACGACCGTAATGCGAAAATCGAAAAAACTGCAACTGAAGCGGTTCTTGAGATGCTTGAGGCAAACTATGAATTAGAGGGACTGAACGAAGGGCGTAAAATGGAACCTGACCAATATTATATGATTGTTGAGTTATCAATCTATGATAATAACAAATCAGATAAGGTACCTCATAAAAATTTCAAAAACGTACTAGTGACTAATGCTAAAAGTCAAGCACAAGCTAGACAAAAGCTAAAATCAAGCGCAAATAAATCATTGCGCGAACTTAATAAAAAGCTTAAAGATCGTGGAATGTCTTGTAAATTTAAAAAAGACAACTGGTTTAGAGACAGTGCCGTGTATAAAGGCTATGACACCATGAAAAAGAAAAATATCAAGTCATTAAGTGGCTCCGACAGCGTTTCTACAGGTGTTTATCTACTAGGCGGTATGTGTGGTCATGGTTCTATAGGATCTGTGCCTGAAATGGCTCCTAACCGCTATGCAATACATTCATCTAAGTCATCACTGACTCGTTATTTAAACAAGCAGTGTCCAATGGAGGATTAAAATGAATCGTCAAGACATTAATAACTTAGATCACAATAATATAGATGATGTAGCTCTTCTATGCAGTTACTTATGTACGATTTCATACCAATCTAATGACACTCAGCAAAAATGGCTTTCTGAACGCTTCGATATGAGTTACTTCAAATCATCTTCGTTCGACACACTTCAATATTATGTGGCGTTTGATGAAACGAATATGAAAGCTTTTTTTGTAGTACGTGGTACTGATATTAAGCGTTTCAAAGATGAATGGATGGATTTAATCATAAGCTTAAGATTATGGCCTAAAAGTGTCAAATCCACCAAAGGACATAGTGGGTATTTACGTGCAGGTAGTGACATTCATAAATCCATGAAAAAAGATCTTAAGCATGCACATACCAAAGGATATGAGATCATCCTAACAGGACACTCACTAGGTGGTGTACTTGCTAAATACGTGGGTTGCGAATCAGGGTATACATCTACCGTTATAACTTTTGGTGCCCCATGTCTTGCCAAATCTAAATTTTACGATGGTTGTGAGAAAACTACGATCTATAAATATCGTATGGATGGAGATCTGATACCACAATTCCCATCTCTTTTATACGACGACGCTTATGGTAAAGAACTATTATTAAAGCGTGGCAATGTAAGTGACGATCATAAAGATAGAAAAGGTATTATACTTCCATTCTTATATCTCACTAAAATTGCAATCTTTTATAAATTATTCACTGCTGCTAAATCACATAGCATGAAATACTATACATTGAATCTATTAAGAAAATACAAAAATAATAAAAAATGAAAATAAGCGAGATCTACCAACCATCGAATTTTATAGACATTTTACTTTTTCATATGGAAAAGTACCCAGATATGATCACATATATGGAAGAATGTATCTCTTCTAACAAGGTATTGCATCATAACAGCAATTCTATAGATACAGACTTCATTGTAGTTACCGAAGATCATAAATCACCACAAGAAGGCGCACATAACTACTTTGGTAATTATCTGGACGATTATTTTAATAGTGAATTTGGTATTAACTTCAGGAAAGATTCGATCTATACAACTCTTAATGGTTCATCATCATATGGTGCACCATTTATTCTATTACCTACTGGACCGTTACGTATGTGCTACTCAGAAGAAATATACGACTGGTATATGACGTGGCGAAAGGAAATAATAGACATTGTAATGCATAAGATAAGCACTGATTACGATGAACAGATGGTAGCCGAAGCTGTTTTCGATGTTTTAGAAAGCAATGAGAAGGATATTGAACATATTGCGCAGGATCTTACCACAGCATTTATTAAAAAAGGCATGGAGAAGGATAATGCCAATATCCTCACAAATGAGATATTTAACGAAATCGTCTCAGAACTAAAATCATTATTGACTACGTATAAGGTTGCTAAAGGCATGAAAGAGCTTCCTGATACTCTTTCAAAATCAAACAATGAAATAATGGCAATGTCTAAGAGTTATCTATTGCTTAATAAAAAGAAAATTATTTCAAAATCAGGTAAGACTCCAATAGAACTATTTTCAAGCGTGATAAATAGGTATAACAACGGAGAAAGGTTTTGAGAGAATTTACATATAACGTACTTTACGTACTTAGCTGTCAAGACAAAAAGTACCATAAGATTGGTGTTTGTAAAAGTAATAATCTAGAAAAGCGAATCAAATCATTACAGACCGGCAACCCTGATAAGATACATGTCGAATGGGCTGAAGAACGTATAGAAGCTAACAAAGCTGAAAAATATTTACACAACTGTTTTAGTGAAAATCGTGTTGAGGGTGAATGGTTTTCTGACATTGGCTTAAACGATATAAGACGCAAGCTTATGTTGTTTTTAGATCAAAGGTAAAAAGTATATGAAAAAATTTATCAATGATGTTTGGACCGTGCAGTTACCCAAGCAGGAAGTTAACATAAGCTCTGATGTACCTGAACAAGATATACAAGAGTTTGCCAAAGGCAAAGGGGATTGGGGGGAGAATGCCCTATACCTTAAACGTAAAGATTCATTCACTATCTTCGAAGATATTTCAGAGGCATCCAACTACATTAATTACACCAGTTATTGGGATCGAAGCTTTTCTGACATACTTGATCATGCATCGACGCCTGCTGAATTTAACGGCATTATACAGTATGTGAATACTTATAAAGATGGTTTAGTATTACCTGATGGTTACGTGGCCGTTCCTGAAACAGCGAGTCTAGAGACCCTTGAAGCAATTGCACTGCAATTGGATAGTAACTACGCTACACTGACCGAATCAGAACAACAATCTCTTCTCTCACAAGCTGAAAACATATTCAACACAATAACGAGTCTATACTAAGACTCGTTAACATTTCCAATATACACAGAGTCTTTTGATAATGCAAATTTGACTATATCACAAATTGGATTAATAATTTCAACATCATTATCAGAGACTAGTTGCATGGTAATATATTTCACATTATTATTCATGACTATGATATCTGACACAACAGTTGACTCAGAAGACCACCCGCCGTATTGATTACTACCGTATACATCATCAGCTAGAAATAATGTGTCGTCTGCATCGTTTATTGATTGATCTGATGATAATACATAAAATTCCTGATAGAATAGATCCTGCGTTGAATTTGTAATAGTTCCCATATTATGGGCTTCAGATGGGTTCAGACTTACTAACGATATACTATCGACTAGGTTATAGTCAGAGTCATATGACTTTACCGCAATATTAATTTCAGTATCATCAATCGTATTGTTTCTTCCAAAAAAAGAAAGAAAATAATCTCTTCGATGATTTACCTCTATAAAATTACTTTCAGACGAACCATTGAGTGAAAACGAATCCATCTGAACGTTATTCACAACTGTTGTATTAGGACAATCGTAAATGTTACCAATTGATGCGAAATTACTCAAATGTTCCACTTTTTCAAAATTATATCCATTCATTGAGAATTCTATAGAAGATATGGACATACCATTTCCGCGTTTTGAAATAGAAGGAGTGTTGTTAATAGTATCATTAGGATTACATCGATGTATATCCAAGAACAATAAATCAACATTTGTTAACTTAATGCGGTATTCAAGAACATCTGGTTCATTTACTATTCGTACCCAATCTGTTCTATAGATATTTGTTTCGTCTTGAGCAACATTGTACGTAGTAATTGTGCCGTCTGTTAATTCCTTTTCAATCTGTATATCACTCGCTTGAATATTATTTTTATAACGAGAAGATACATAAATTCCACCGCTATGTATATCCGAAGCTTGAAGCGTATACGTGGTAGTAACCGAACCATAACTTTGTTTATCTAATGTGTATAGTGGCTTTCCATAACCAGTGTTCATGAACACATCATATCCATCAATATTAACGGTAATTCCTGCATCATTATCTCCCACTGCATAGCTTTCATGAGTAATGTTTAAATCAGTAGTTCCAAATGCAACATATGATATTTTCCCCAGAGTTTGTGGGGAACTATAACCAGTGTTGTAATATTCCCACATATCTTCCCATACTGAGCTTTGAAGTATATTATTTAAAAAATCATCCAGTATCGGGGTATGCGCTATCTGGTTGTTGCTAATCATTGCAAAATATCGTCTTGGCGGTAAGGTACCCATGTAATTAATAAAATCAACATCTCGCCTTCCAGTTGCGGCTGTGTTAGTAAGTATAAAACGACGTGTTTCTTCAATATTGAGATATTCGTCCATCACAACAACAAATAGGCCGGTATTGGCATTTACTGAAGGAACTTGCGTTTCATTTATAAACATCTGTCCATAACCAGACGTATCTGAGTTAGAACCCTTTAAGTTTATAAATTGTAGGGTATTATTTGTTAAGAGATTGCCGTTGATTCCACTTAGTCTTTTTATCTGCATATAAGGTCTCTATTAATAAAATATGAAGTCTAATGTCTCATTTGTATCATTATAAACCATCTCACATCCTTTCGTTGTGGTTTCATCTTCGACTTTTAAACTTCCTTTTGTTTTTAATACACCGCCGACAACTTCTAATTCATCATTTTTAATCCGGGCAATATCACCGTTATATCCTTTAAACAGAATATAATCGTCTGCGTTGGTAGACTGCATATCGAAGGTGAGGCGCGTTGTGTTAATATTATCTACTTCTTCGACATATATGGAATATTCATCAGACAACCCGGACCAACTAATGCCCTTAGATACATCGTTTTGAACGATAGAGAACTGTATGTCACCTGACATAGTTAAGTCATTTTTAATTGAATTAACATACAATGAGCGATATTTATTGGCATTAGTACCCAAATCATAGGTATTATTAAGCCGTGGCTGTAGTCCTTCTGTTTTCGCTTGACGAATGACATCAACGTAAATTTCAGACCATTTTTTAGTGCTTGAACCTATTGAATATTGGACGTTACTCAGAGGTACTAAGCTTTTTGTTGAATTAGTATCAAGAACATTAAAGTAGGTATATCCCCAGCGTACACTTGGTGTACCAATAGAAGAATTAGCATCTATTGGCTTAAAGGTACTAACGTTGTCAACATGCATTGTCCTGATGTAAGAGTCATTCCACCATTTAGACACATTGCCTAGTGAATACTGATTTGTTGTTAACGGGGATATATTGGTATAGTTGATAGAGTCCATAAGAGAGAAATAGCCACCTCTCCAACGACGACTGGACGCGCCTAGATCGTAGCTATCTGTAAACTCAGGTAATATAGTATGTGAGGAATTCACATCTAACGTATTACCATATATTGTTTCCCATCTCAGATTACCTTTACCTAAATCATATTCATTATGACGATCTGGTTTTAGCTCATTTGTTCTTAGAACACCATATACCGTATCGTTAACGTCGCTTCTAATGTATTGATCTGGTGTATTTCCGCCCAGTAGTTCAGAATCATGTGCCATTAGTACCGATACTTCTTCCCATCGGTTACCTCTTGAAATTTTAAAACTATTGTCCGAAGGCTTATACCAAATCTCACCTTCAGCATGTGTACTTGGCTGATTGTTATTAATAATCGGCTCTAAACGCTTCCAACCACCAGTACCTATGCTACGGTTGTCGTTATATATCTTCAACGTCCGACGTAGATTATTATCTACGTCATCGGTATGATACCATAGTTGACCTTTTACATTATTGAGTGCAAGACCCTCATCATCATATGTGTTAGGTTCCACATCACTTGCAAAGTTCTCCAATAATCGTAAAAAGTTTTCACTTTGTACTTCGCCATAACGTGAGAAATATTGCCCTACCCATGTAAGACCTAACTGTCGTTTTGTTACTGACATTTCTACGTTTATTGGTGTGTTTGATTCGTCAGTTCTATCAACTCGATAGCTCATTATTCAAAGCCCTTATAAAATTTCAAATCTAATAGTGTAGTCAATCTCGAAGACACGGTTTAACGATTTTTGCACGGGATGAAAAACGAGATGGGTCAACATATATGAGTCTTCTATATTGTCTGAGTTAGAGAAAAAGCCTAGCTCATCAAATACAAAACGATCACTGAATTCTACAGCATTATCCATAGGTAGTTGCCCAAACGGTTCACCTTGTTGCAAAATGATATTCGCATTAATATCCGCAATAGCCCTGTTATATACAATAGGGCTAACTTCCATTTTAAACCCTTCGTCTTCAATTTTCTTTTGATACACGCGCTGATGAAGATCAGCCAATTCATTTCTGTTATTTTGTGTATTAGTAGGTCGGTATGTTACAGTACCCGTTTCTGCAATCTCTGACCCTCCATCACCAAACGCAATCCAACCAATAGCAAATGTGTTGGCGCTATCCTGACCTATCATAGATTTTGCGATAGCATACACCATATTACCATCATGTATTGCGTTACATTTATCTACATGGTTGGTGAAGTCGAAAGGATTTCCATCGTCATCCAATTCCCAACTATTAATTTTTAAGTGACCTGTGACTCCAATACCGGCGTTGTCTTGCATGTTTTCTCCTATTAATCTTTCCCACTCATGATATGTCCGTACTTCGGATATGATGACTTTCCTGTTACACCAACGTATGGCTCTGTAATTGTAAAGCTAGGTAAGTTATCATCAATAGTTAGTGGATAAACCTTTATAATGTATTTATTGCTATCAAAGTTCTTTGGATTTTTACCAAATAATCCGCGTTTAATTTCACTTATAACATTACCATTTGCTTGGGCATAGTGAATAAATTCACATTGTGTGCTGACTAGATTATTGTTCACATCAAATTCCTGTCCATAGATAACCGCTATTTTACCTTGCTCATTATTGGCGAGCTGCATGCTAGGACTTACATTCTCAGATAATTCAATCGAATCCTGTGAATAAGTCACATGGTATCCTACTTCTATAGCTTGATCTTCAGGACACTCAAAGGCATGGACTTTTCCATCCTGTGTGTATACAATGAATTCACGTCTATCAGCACTGGTATTCATAAAATCCGGTTTAACCATATTACCATCATACCCACCTGACTGAATGTTTTTATGAATATTCATCTGGGAACCACGATAACGATCAAATGCAGAATATCTATCAGTAATAATGACTTTATCGCCAGATTCCAATTGCTTATTAAATAGAATTCTATCAGGCTCTAAACTATAGTGGTGTTTACCATTAGTGTACTCGCCCTCTATAACCCACTCATCTTCATTGACTAAAACCAATACCTGCTCTTTAGGAATAGAACCTAAGTTGATTGGGTATTCCGTTTCACCACCAGATGCCGTGAAATTCACTGTGTCAAAAATATCCAAGTCAGATGTAGTTTCATAACCACTTGGGATAATTTCGAGGTTGGTTTTAAATGTAAAAACCAACGCCTCTTTAATACCAAGTTCAGTCTTTTCTTCAGGTATTGCTTCTTCGGCATTACGCAAGAACTTATCAGAATTTTTAATATCTGCGGTAACATCATCAAACTCAGAATAAAGAACATTCACACTTGCCTCATGTCCAGTTTCCGAAAGCATTTCAGTATAATCCGAATCAAGAATTAATTCACCACCCTCATCAACCTTAACTGGGTATGAATTTTCATTTACTTTGAATCCAATTTCTTTTATATCAATAAGGTTCTTGTAAGGAATACCTACACCTTTATGATGTGCTATCTTAAACATTAAGTCTTCGTACTTGTCCTTTGGACGTACTATGAAAACACTATTTTTCGAAACATTGAATAGCAAGGAAACTGTTATTTCTGATGTAGAATTATCGACTGTTGTGGTATAATCTCTTGGATTAATCAGTGAATTATCCACAAATACAGAAATATTATCTTCAGTGTACGAATCGCCTATGTTGAAGTTCTTCTTCACTGGTGCATTTACAGTCTCTCTGTAAGATTCATCAACCAATGTCTCTAGATCACTAAAATAGAAATTAGTCACAATCCTATCAGTTTCAGTAAACTTTACTCCATTGAATCCTCTAAATTTATAAGACTGTTCACTAAAAGATTTCAATGGTGTTTCGGAACTAAGAACGTCATTGTACCTATCAACAAGATCTTCTAACGGAAGGGTTGGTAGTACACTCACACGATCAAACATTACATGTGTACGTTTCTGGTTTACGTTTCTAATCCATTCATTCAGGTTATTCTTATCAACACCATAATAACCACGTGCTTGATCGTACTCAGATAAGATTCGGTCGTGCGCGATATTTGTAGACTTCACTACAACATTAGACACGTTTCTATACGCACGTGGCGGTTCTTCATCTAGGCGCAATTCATTATTAGTGATGTTATATTCACTTTTAGGCAGCAATACACCTTCGATATAAACTTTAGTGCTTGCTGGATCATGATAGTTTTCTAACTTAAATACTCGCTGTGGAACATATTCACTTGCATAATCATAATGGTCTTCGACTGTTGTTATATCTAGTGGGCGGTCATACAAAGCAAATTCATCATAAAAGTAATGTACATCATTACTACCAATATCCAAGGATACATCATAGTAAGAACTTACGTTTATAAAGTTACCCAATTCAAAGGTTTCATATGCGTCACGATTGATCGATAGATTTAGTTTAGTATTAACAGATGAGTTATCAATTCCAAACACAAAGTAATTCATGACGTTTGGTTCTAGTTCCACTACTTCATCAAGGTACGGTACAGTCCCTCTGAACGCTTGTACGCGATATTCTGCAACACCTGCGTTATCCAACAGCACGACCTTATAAACCACACTGTCGTTAACGTCATCGCTATTTGTCACATTGATATTCAACACATCAAACGATGTTGTTCCGTTCAATATCGAAACATCATGACCAAATAACCACGCTTCCATAGTAATCTTACTGGATTCTACTGAAATTGGATCGGTACTATAAGGACCATGTAGTTCAAAACCGTTGTTGAAACATATACCACTAGGCTTCGCAACAAAGTCGCTATCGCGATTGTAAAAATTAACACCGTACTCACCTTCTATAGTTGAAGGTGAGTATTTAACGTTCATCGGCCAATACTCTACCGGATTAGCATTTCGAATGCTTAAGTTATAATACAAGTCTTTTTTATAGGGTATCGTATCTATAACTTCTTCTTGTAAGTTCAGTATTTCCCGACTATCTGTGATAAATGGTGGTTTATCAAAGTCAGTAACATAGAATCCATTATATTCAATATCACCAGTAGCTATTTTGTTAATTTCACGTAATTTTGTATGGAAAGGCTTTGCCTCAGTTACATATCCAATGATCTCATCTTCTTTATCGTCTTGATATATACGCTTCTTAACTAAACTACGTGTTTCTTGGTTAATATTAATATACGTGCTTGGGAATACCCAGTCATTTGTTGGCTGTTCACTAATAACGTATCGAACCATAGCATAGAAAATTTTGTTAATATATTCAGGGCGTGATTTCTTAAGGAAAACATTAAATACTATTCCAAGAAGATCTCGAATCCTTGCAGCGTCATTCTCGTTGATATCGTTACTGTAGAATGCCTCTTTGAATTGTAACTCGGATCTAGCTTGACCCACTTTTTCATAACTATTGATATCTTGGTGATATTGATAAATGGTAAATCCACCTTCGTATACAGAAGGCATTCTTCCTTCAGATTCATTTACTTTTATAAACTCACCATCGTTCAATGGAGTGGTAAGCATATCTACTCTCTTATTAACCAAATTGGAAACAATCGTAAGAGGGTCATAATCATCAGCGTACCAATCAATCAATCCAAAGTATTCGGTGTCTCGCAAGACATCTTCATTGATTTCTTCCCAAAACAATTCAATGTCCCAAATATTCATTCCTTTAAGTGATTCATTCAAAACTTCAAAGAAGTTTCGACGAGCTTCTTTAACATTCACAAACCATGTCTGACGTGGATTTTTCAAATTACCATATTTTCTAGATTCGGATAACGAGGTGTCCGGTATTGAATGTACAATTCCATTAATGTCAGCTTCAGTATATCCAAGTACGCTATCTATCATCTTATCAAACAGGAATGGCGGAATATCACTTTCCCTCTCATCCTCAGAGACAAGCGTCCATTGCGTATGGGTATCAATATCATCTTTGTTTGTTTCATATTCTACTTGTAAAACAAAATCATTCTGCACCATGATGTTTGTATTGTCATTCAACAACAAACATTCATTGTTTATGAAATTGATATAAGGTACACCATTATTATCTGGGTATCTAATAGAGTTCGCAATATTAACAATACTATTACTTCTATCAGTATTTTCAGGTATACTTGAGGTATTCTTAACCCAGAAATAATAATATCTGGTTGTCTCATTTGTTTCTTCATCATAAAAATCTTCGAAGACATAAGCATCTGTTCTATAAGGCGTACCTGATCCCTCGTAGTTAGATGGAACTACAGGTGACTGTCTCCATTCATATACATCAATCGAACTTTGTGGGAACAGCGTACCCCAGAAGTTGATACGATCTTCACTGCTCCCATTTTCATATTCAAGATAGCGCATAGTGGATGTATCCCACCAGACCGTACCCACCTTATCCTTGCCCCATGAGCTGTATTGGTTTGTTTCAGAATTATATTTAACTGGGTCATATTCAGTGATGTAATCAATATCCTCCATAGGCGCACCGGCAAAGAACCCCTTAATAGGATCGTGTATTTTAACATTTGATATAAAAGAATTATCTTCACTATTATACGCAATACATTCACTAATCATGTTAGTGTCAATCACAGGCTGTTCTTCGTACATTAGATTCCAAGTGCCTGCATTATACTCAAAAACACCCCACTCATTCTTTTCAGATACAGTCAAGCCTCCTGAAATACCAGCTTGATAATGATTCTGGATTTGTTGCAGAGATAGTGTGGTGTTATAAACTGCGAATTCGTCAACAACAGGCAACGCCTGATTAGTAGTATTTCCAATGGTTGCAACGTAAAAATCATACGATCCATCAGGTTGCAGACTGTTGATACCAGTTACATCGTCTACTACCGAACCGTTAATTGTTGTAGTAATTGATATTCCACTAACCGTATTGTTCACTGTCAATACGCAATGATTCAAGCCCGATTCGATCTTTATAGGAGAAGAATAGTCCATATATCCATCAACTATGTGCATTACCCTATATTCTTGAGTATCAGAATCTGTCTGTGGAAATATCCCTAGCTGGGTAGACATCATTTCGTCAGTATTGGTATTGTGAAATACCATAGACGCTATGGGTAAACTATATTCTTGTTCGGAAGAAAATATAATAAAATCATCGAACTTAAACCAGAATTCTATAGCTTTACTATTTGCTGTATCAGTACCCATTGGCGACCACATAGTTTCTGGCCACTCATCCGGTGAAGGGTCGTATAATCCATTACTGTTTACTGTGTATACTTCTAGAGGCATTTATACCTTCTCCTATATATTTTGTACGTATAGTATTTATAGATTGAATTTTAAGGCTTAGTACATCTATATAAACAAAAAGGGGCAGATGCCCCTTTTTTAACAAACGTGTAATGACATATCATCGATAACCGCTTAAGCGGTTATAGTTCTGCTTCAATACATCTGGAACCCCGGCATCGCTTTCAGGGGTGAATGTAGAATCGTTCAAGCCATTGAATGTAACGCTGTCATTGACCTCAACCTGTGAAGCTTCGCTAAAATCCCAATACTCGTCTGGGTTATCAGCCAATACTTCAGCTTTGTAAGACACAGGGTTATTAGTCTTATCAACATATAAACGATAACCATCCGATGGCGCATGCTCAATTTTACTAATATAAGCATCGATAGTGTCTTGTACATCTTCGTGGAAATCATCGTAAAATATATTCACACGACTAGGTACCCATCTGACAAATTGCATATTGTTCAACGATGTCAAATCTTCTTCCGAATTAAAGGTTGTGAATACATTTTCATCAAAGCTAAGCAATATATAAACATTGTCGTTTGGATCAATTGCTTTTATTCGGAAAGTATAATTGTATCCACCAGAATATATTCCATATACATACGATTCATCAACATCATTACCAGACAATCTTAGTACTGCACTAGATACCGAATCTTTTCCAAGGGTTATTATTTCGTCAACCACAACATCAGGGAAGGAACTATGATAAACATTCCATCCATATTGCTCGGAACTATCTTTTGCTATCCATGCTCTCATTCCTTCTAGGATGCTACGATTAGATTCTTTTATGGCGGAACCCAAACCATTTAGAGCGAACGCTTTAAAGTCGGCATCAGACCATCGTACATATCCGGCTGTTGGGAACTTTCTCACTTTGTCAAAACTCGACTCAACGAAGATATTACCATCAACCAATGATTTAGGCTTAGATATCCACTTATCCTGATCTTGAATATCAATATAAACATCGGTAGCTCTTTTGTTATCAAACACCTGTTTATACTCAAGATACACCGGCTGGGGTGTGGATTTCATATCGGTATTGTCGAATTTTAATTCAATGCATTGATCTGTCTCTACTGACCCAAACTCACCTTCTTTAAACGCCCATTCTTCATTGATCTTCATATTATCGCTTACATCAAGCTCGGAAGACCTTAATAGTCTTTGAAACGCTTCGGAAGTACCTTTCTGACGAATAAAACCTTCATAAAACGATATTTGAGCTTTATCATCCATGGATAATCCTTCAAGATATGAACGCTGTTCATAGCCGAAGTTATGGTACTTAAGGCGGTTATAAATGTCCTGTATAGATATATCGTCTTTATCAGATATAGATTTGATATCTGAGATGGATGTCTCAAAGTTCGGTAGGATCTTATCACCACTAATAATAAATCCTTCAGCACGTAAACGACCATCCCACGCTTTTGTTTTTAAAGCTCTGATCTTCAGACGATCTTTACGTATACCTAACTCAGGGTCGTATATAACATCATTGAAAACGGTACGATTATTAACAGTAATAATATGTTCGTACTCTTTAATTGAGAGCTTACAATAAAATACTGGTTCACTGGCCATTACGTGGTATACACCACCCAGTCTATTGTATTCTGAATTTTTTGGATCAATCACATTACCCTTCGGACCAAGTAACGTCACCGGAGTATTGATTTTATTTCTCGTTATGCTAGGCACACCATGTGACGTACTGAATCGTATATCTTCAGATATAGGCGAAAGACCAATTACACTACCAGATGATTTATTTTCATACGCCCATCGTATGAACTCTTCAACTGATAGTTTCCAGTTTTTCATCTTCTTACGTTGTGAATCATACGAATCAAACTTCCAACCTCTATGTTCTAGGTAACGACCATATGACAATAAGAAATTGGAAACCTCTTGAGTTGTTTTGAAAACAGTCCCATAAGGTACATAAGTGATCTTAGCACCACCATCTGTTTTGACATTCACGCTTGCCATATTGGTATATGGTAGTTTGTCCGCCTTGGACCAATATGCTACATCGAAGACTTCTGTCGAGATATGATCAACACGACAAATAAACAGATTACTGCCGTCCATTCTCATGTACTGACCTTTGTAGTACTTAGTATCAGGCTCCCATGTTACTACTGGAACTTGCTTACTATCAACAGTAGGTACTGTTATGTCTATCTCTTTCGACACATCACTTGCAGGTATTGTTCTGAACCCAGAATCGTACAGATCATAACCGTATACTTTAAAATGGGTGGTTTTAGCAGGTGGTTTTCCAGCTAATAGAGCCCAATCACTTGGAACAAAACCTCGTAATTTCCACTTGGAGCTTTCATTAGGAAATTCTTGGTCATTACTTCGATGGTCCTCAAGGCATACATACAGTCTATTAGCAAATATTACTACCCTACCCTTAGTGTATACAGCGAACGCTATCCATTCAGGATACTTCTTATGATCATTAACTAATCGATAATAATTCTTATCATCTGTGTTGTATGTGATTTCATTAATATCATATATCTGTCCATCGACAAAGTTATAATAGGTTTTATTTGCATCAACTCGTTCTACAAGTACACCACTATAAGTTTCAGTTGCTATATCCTTACTCTCATGTAGTAACACACTGATATCTTCCGATGGGATATTGGTGATATTACTTTCTGATCTTGGGTTAAATGTTTCTGTTGAGATTCTGATGTTAGTAGAATCAACATATCCACCAACCTTATGCGATAGCTGAACAGATGCTTGATAAAACTTATCGCGCAAAAGTTTCTCGCCTGATAAGTTTTTCACCTGTAAGTACGAATACAACCATTGGGATATTCCGGGTACATACTTGAAATCTGAACTTCCATCAATAAAAGAATGAACCCCCATTTCATTTGGCTTGTGTACCTCACCAGATGGAAGATTGAAGCTTAGTTTTGTATCCCATGCTTCTGTTACATACTGTAATGGTTTAATGATGTAGTATACCGCCTGTTTGACAAAAGCATAATCCGAACTATTACGCCATGCCTGTTCTACGGGTCCATGGTCACCAAAAGACCAACTATCTTTAATAGTATAATAGTTGAAAGTAGCAGGATCAACTAAGCCAATATCAGTTAGTAACCTTAAATCACCATTTGAATCAACTGGTAAGATTTCATTCAATCCATCCTTTCGAAGGCGGTTATCAGAAGATTTGTACTCGTCAAAGCTAACATTCTCTCGCACACCTTGCCGTACTATACCTTCTTCAATATCAGTCCACATGGTAGTATTATTACTAGAATAATCTGTACCATACTGACTTTCCCACCAAGATGGTTTTATTTTAAATTCTAACATTTCCCATGGTGCTTTATTTGGTATAGTCGTACCATAGTAGTATTGGAATATAGATTTCCAATGACCACCAATAACCACACCATTGTCGGTTTCAAAGTCTGGTATGTTGTAAGTCAACTCATTATTGATATCAAACGTGCTATTTTCAGTATAGTCAATATTATTGTCATTACACCACTTACTAAAGAATTTAAACTCAATACTTTCGATAAATTCTTTTGTGGCAGAAAGATCCTTGTAGTAAGAAGGTGTGACATCACTAAGGTTAATTATAGACTTACTTTCATTCTTAAATTCGGGACGAATACCATTGTATATTCGCTTTTCAAGCTCAAGAATTAATAAATCACGTCCATCAAGCTTTCCGGTATTAATCTGCTCTTGGGACGAATATGCCAAAAACTTAGAACCATCGTGTCCTATGATGAAGTGCTTGTCACTTAGGTATGTTTCGTCTTTTACAATAGTTGGTTGTTTTGGCCTATCTAAGCCAAACTTCATTGGCGTAGGCGCACAAAACGATGGTTCCATATCTTGGTAATAACGACTTTCGACAATTTCAGAAAGCTCGAATGTCAATGGAATTAATGTGCTGTTTAACGTGGTATCGTCGTTCTCAATACGATAATCAATATCGACCAGACGAAGACCATCATTGGTATAAATGTATAGCTCATTTGAATCAATATCGATATTTAAGAATTCACTCGCAACACCATTATTGTCAAAGTTTACATTGGTATACTTATTGTATGTTGCAAACATATAAGAATACGCGTATGGGTCCGTCTTTCGACGCCCTGAATTTATTGTCTCAACGATGTCATCGAAAATATCTCTAACATTTGCATCAGATATATCATATGATCTGTTGTATTCATCAGCCGCCACTACAAGTGAATTTTTGAAATTATTATAGTATTCTTTTGCACTAATGATGGATTCAATAACATCCGCCTCATCTGACGTATTTGCAAACATCAGCGGTACCATTGGCGCTTCATGCTTCAGTATTGACGTACCCAACGAACCATCTTTTACAGTGTCTCTGAAATTATTGTCAGTAAGTGCAGTACCTTTAAGGAACGGCTGGTTACGAATGATAGAACGAAATTGGTCAAATACTTCTGAATACGCAAAATCAACAATATCATCATTCATTGGGTTATTATTCAAACTCGGATGAACCATTTGTATTTCATCAGAATCGACTGACACTGGGTCATTAGTTGTATAGAATATTTCAACATAATCCCCTTTTACAACTTCGTTACTAATATCAGTGATAACAACATTGCTGACATCGAAATAATACGACGATTTGCCTAAAACATCGCCATTATAAACAACTCTGATCGCATTATCATTTCTCGGAGTATAGGTAAGACCAATCTTAAGATCGTCATCATTATTAATAGTTTTTTCTAGCTTTAAGGTAACGTCAGTATCTGTTGATCTTTCCCACGAATTTCCATAATAAAAGTCTGCAACCGTTTCATTAATAACATGAATCTTCCCCTCATAATAAGAGGTTTTATAAGTATATCCACCAGCGGATGTCTCAGAGAATGATATAAGTACGTCGTTATTCGAAGAATCAGCGTGTGTTGGGCGCACAACCTGAGTACCGTTTTCATCCAAAATCTCAATGGGACTATACTTTTCATACCAGCTACGTACAGTCGTACTACTATCGGTATAGTCAAGACGATACTGGGTATTAGCCTTCAAAATAAGACTTTTCTGTTCACGCCCGTTGATATATACAACAGGTTCGCCAGTTGTATAGTTCTTACCAATAGTGAATTTGATAATATTATTTCTTTCAATATTATTTGGGTTTATGATTTTATAGAAGCCGTTTTTAATGGTATGTTCATTACTACCCACCGTATAAGAATAAACATCCGTCATGGCATTTTCAAACACAATGTCAGACGACTCCTTGAACGCTTTATATTTCAATCCAAAGCCAAGCACAGGATCTTCAATACTAACATTTGATGTACCATATCTAAAGATTTCGCACCCATTGAAAGTACTTTCGGGATACTTGAATTCATCTGAGAATAATGTCGCATCACTATCAGCACTATCATACAAATTGAATTTAATAGGCTGGTTGACATCAAGTTTTCTTTGACATAAAACCCAGTCCTGCTCTATCTCATCCCACTTGAATTCATCAGCTTTATTTGTACCTTCATAGATAGCCACCTTATCCCCATGTGATGCAGTGCTATACGCTATGAAAGCATTCCCATCATATTGATATATGGTATTGTCACCGTGGATAATAACCGTATCATTGAGTTCAATACTTGCTCCACCCATATCAGTATCTAATGTTGTATCAATCGCTTTTACAAAAGCAATATGGTTACCATAGTTGAATAGTTCGATGTTTTTCTGAAAGCAAATGATGGGACGTTGAGCCCTTCTTGATCTCTCTGCATAAAAACGTTCCTGACCAATTACCTTGTTGATCACGTCTTTATGATACCATGAGTTATTACGTGACCATGGATTGTAATCATATGCACCACGTTCCATGGTAATGTATTCAGCGGGAAAGCGTTCGATTACATCATTTGATGTTTCAGTAGTGTTGTAAACCCTATCAATCATAAAGGGTTTATTATTATCAGGGTCAAACTCTATCAATTCAATATAAACACCAACACCCTCTACAATGTATGTCTTTCCATCATTAAGAGTTAAGTGCATACCTGATGAGATTTCAAGCGGTTCATTCGTTTGTATGATACGTACAGTAGCCGCAATTCGTCCATATAAGTCATTGGGATTAGCGTCAACCCTAATCTCAAAACCGCCTTCTGGATACCAGTAATAATCGGAGTAATTGACGAACATATCCATGTCAATTGGAGGCGCAAAAGAAAACTTATTAGAACTGAAGAGCTTGGAATGATCTTGTACCTGCGAACCTGAATTTTCCAGACTCTTAAGTAGATCTTCGTAAAATAATACATCACTCACTTCACGGCTGTCTGTATTACGGATCACAAGCGAAGGCTCTAGTTGATAATTTTCTCGGATTTTACTGATTTCTTCTGCATAATAATCTTTAAGCGGATCATATAAACCACCGATTTTTCGACCAACAAAAAAGGAACGATTTTCAGAATTGTTGTCACTGAACAACGTTTCTGAAGTCGAATCCATGAAGTTTTTAATTTTATTAGTTTGAAAAACCGAGGGTAGGAAATTCTTAATATTTTTATCAGCCATTTATTACTCCGTTATATTGCTATATAATCTATTTATAGCTACAATTTGAGGCTAGTTATTTCTAATTAATTTGGGTTACATTGTTTTCCGTTATGTAGAAAGTCTCACCACTACTGGGATTTCTTACGGTTCTAGGATATCCATATAAGTCTTGAACAGTGATACCAGTACTTTCCCATTCAAGCGATACACTATTATAGCGATATACAATTTGATTTTGCATATCAACAACAAAGTCGTAATTGACACCACCAGTGAAACTTATGTTTTCAAAAGTACTACTCGCTTGTGAGTTCGATGAATAGCCGTATGATGCTGGATCACTAAACATGGATAAATCTACATCAGCGTTAATATCTATTATTATCTCACTCGCCGGATCATAGTTATTCAAATCATTCCACTTGGTTGCTATCATTTTAATAATATTTTGATTTCTCTCAACTTTCACTCTCATGCGTTTTCCAGACCAACCATTACCACCGGATGCATTTGAATATGTCGCAACGTGCGTACTGTAATCAAGAAGTTTATAATCTATACCTCTGAAATTTTTAACGGCTACAATTGGTCCTATATCACCAAATAATCCACCATTATTCACAACAAACGAAAGTGTATAGTTTTGAGAATTCGTCGCATCCCAAAAATGCGCCGCAACAACACCTATACCATCATCATCTCCACCCGGTGATGTCACTGTCACTTCTAATACATATCGATCTAGTTTTTCTGGACTCACGAAGCCAGTATAATAACCAGTATTCGCCGTCTGTTCAATAGCATTTGTACTGGTGTTATAAACCCATGTCGAATACGGATCAGTGTTAGGTGCTAATGCCTTAGTTTCATAATAGGATTGATCGCCAGTGCCACCAGAAGCAAATACACCAAATTGGTTAAATATTTCCTGTTGTGTGGGCTCAGATACCGTTCCCAATGCATTTTGTGCATCAGTTGCACTAGAGTATACCAAGGCCGTAGCTTCTGGCAACTCACCTGTGTTGTTTATATATCCACGTATACGCTCGACATTATACGCTCTTCTATATGAACGGTTATAATTCATGTTGTCCAGTACTGAAAATTCATTGCGATTAACTTTCTGTTCAAACCAGTCTGGATTGTTTATCTCTGACAAAAACCTTGAATAAGAATAAACGTCACCAACATTGGGTTGAAACCGTTCTATCTGAAGGTTTTTTGTATACTGCAAAGGTGAAGTTATTTCTACACTAATAATATCTCCATCATCTACAATTATTTCATTACCATCATGTCTATAATATTGAACTTCCTGAGTGGTTCCATCAAAAAAGACATCCCCTACTACAATACCATTTCTTTTTACTAGACCATTTACATTTCCTAATCCAGCATCATTTATTTGAAAATCAATAGAGGCTCTATTTTCAACACCTATATTTTTAATTGTAATCACTTGGTCTTGATCATTTAAAAAATTAACTATTTCAGCAACCTGCAAACCGTAGGTATAGTTTAGCGATTGCAGTGTGTTACTGGCGTCCCGAATTAAAAATTTATAACTGATATACCCCGGATTGGATAAATTTTGATCGGGAATAGTACTATTATCATAAGAAGGATATTCAGTAACAAAAACTCTAGATTCTGACGCACCAGCAAATATAAATTCTTGATCGCTCATGTTGTTGTATAGAGGGTGATCACCATAAGTAGTTCTTAAAAAACCTACGTTAACTGGACTGCGATTATAGTTTCCTTCAAAATATGCACCGAACTGATTTGCTAATTGGTTAGCAGTTACATAAAATCCATCAGGTCCAGTACCATGATCAGTAACTATAAAAATACCATTTCCCGCTTCTCGATAAGAAATTAAGTTATTAACTGCCTGTGAGGTCATGTATGTCGTTGAAGCATTAGTAAACTTTGTTGAAAACAGCACAACAGCACAATGCTCTTCTAAAAAAGAATAACTAGGGTTTAATGTACTACCAAAATCCGACGATGTTCGTATAACTGGTTCATAGCCAGCAAGTTGACATACTCTTTCAATAGACACAGCGAAGTCGCTACTACGATAGTCTTTTATGTTATATGTTTCTCTACTATTAGAATCACCCAAAAACAATATTTTATTATTTCCCGCAGCAACTTTATCGTTATTACTAATAAAGTTCAGTACGTTATAAAAATATTTAAACGCAGGCTCTACCACCTTTGTTTCTTTTACAGTGATTGTATAATTATTGACATTAGAGTTTAATATTTGAGAGACACCAAGACTGCCATCATATATAGTAAACCTTACATTACCGTCAATATCTTTTATAAATACTTTTCTATAATATGCATGAGTAAGACTTTGTGTATCTGCTTCTATACCCACAGTCCAGTTATTAAGACTTAATCCACTTAGTGACGAGAGATCGAAAACCCGTGCATACCATTTGTTATCTGCGTATCCAGTAAGCTCGTCCGAAGGATGTGTTCTAAATCCATTCTGATCGACAATATTTTTATCCCGCAGATTTGACCCATCACTAATAGCAGCACCTATTGATGCCCGATATTCATTAGCATCATTTTCGATGTATATTTCAAATTCAAGAGTATCCCCACTTTGAATAGTCACCGAATTATAGTTTATGATATCGTATGCATATGAATTACCAGAGGTACTTAAGCAATTAGCAGAAAACCTTAATGCTTCAAAATCTAAGTTTTCGGCAGCGTATGTTGGTGCATATGTATTATAAAATTTTGGAAACCCGCCATCAAATGTAACATTACCACGACCGTCTTGTACCACCGCTATAAATGGATTGGGAGGGTCAAGATCATCATATGCTATATATTCAGCCAATGTAGGCGTAGTACCATCATCTGTTACAATAGTGTCTTGTACATCATTGGATAAGTACACGTTAATAGTCTTTGGTACTTGATATATTCCAGCAGGCGGGTCTAAATAAATATCACCATCATAAGTTATTTGCGTCGGCTGTATAATTAATTGTGTTGTTTGCGAAAACGGAATAGTATAAAGTTGTTCATTATTATCTATAAAACTAAATTGATTGATATTATTATACGCTGTCACATCTATAGTTAACGTATTGATAGGTTCAATCAACTCTATAGCGAATCCATCAGTAAGGTCACGTTGCCATGCATAAGAGTTAGATATACTATCAGAGTCTATAATCGTAAATGCTTCAGCAGAATCATCTGAAAACTCTATATTGTATCCAGAACTCAATCCAGATATAGTAAAGGAAATACTACCTCCCGGCTGTCCCACTCTACTAGGTGTGTATTTGTTGAACACAACCATCAAATAAAGTTGACCAGTATTAGTCTTCCTATAGAAATATATGTTAAATGAATCTTCCTGAATTAATTCAAATGATGGCTGACTTCCAGTACCTGTACCATAATAAAACTCAAAAGGCGTTTCCGTCGTTCCGTATAATTCTTTTATTTGTTGTCCATTTAAATTATAAGCCGGTACATTTACTGACATTATAGAGATATCCTAATATAAAATGTTAAACTGTTGGTATATTCATTAATAATAGTTATTGTTTCATTGGTAGTATTAATGCCGTATGTTGCTACCGCACTAGCATCTATCCACATACCATTGGTTGGACTTCCAGAAGTTGTATCTAAAACTTTTACATCTATTTTTATATCTCGTAAATCAATACCTAGTGTACTAATGTCATCAGTTCCAAAAACATCTGTTTTGTTTATAACTACTGTACCAGATGCCGAAATTACTTCTTCAGATTTATATTCATAACTAGCATTGCGAACTTCATCATACCAAGCAATTTCTCTCCACTCTCCAAAGATTGTTTGTGTATCATCTTTAGTTCGTACTGATATTCTTTTCGATGGTTGATTTAATTCATTATTCCAGTGAGTCATTAACTGGAAACCATTACTGTTTGACGCACTGTCATTTAAAACAGTAATACCAGTCCAGTGATTACTACCATCTGGGTTGTCAGGAGAGTTGTACGCATCTATTGCGGATACACTAGCCGGTAATGAGGATACAGCGGGGTAACTTGAAGTCGTAGGAACAACAATAAGATTATATGTATCATCAATATCAACCGTTATAGTGCCATCAGCTAAATCGGTAAGAGTGGTAGAACCACTTACATCACCATCCAAAGTAATTGTAGGAGCAGGTTTATCACTTATATTATCCCAAATGTGATTATGACTATTGTCCACTACAGTAGTGGTAATGTTTGCGTTGCCCGAGAAATCAGTATTAATAGTTCCTGTAACATCACCAGACAGTGTAACATCAATAGCATTACTCAACGCATCAGCAACCGGATGATAATTATCATGATAAACGCGGTATCCGCCAGAACCATCGGGTACAACATTAACATACATATCTGGATTAGATGTTTTAACAGCACCATCATGTTCTACAATGAGCCTTGGTGACTCACCTTCGGATTTTATCGTAAATAAACGATCACCTGACGATGGATTTGTACCTGCCTTTAGAACTAAGCCGCTATGTGTAACGGTACCATCAGTATTGACACCGAAAGTCAGTCCAGTACCCAGTCCAAGGTTGTTATAAGTTAATTCATCAGGAACGTCTGAGCGTAAGAATTGTTCAGAACTCACACCATCTAGAAGTTCAGAGTTAACCGCAATCGCATTTCCATCCAACTTCCCATCAAGCGCAGTCTGTAGACCATCAATGTTAGAAATGATATGGTTATGACTATCATCCTGTACGGTCAGGGTTATATTAGCATCCGAACTTCCATCAAAAATCACAGAACCAGTAGCATCTCCCAAGAAATTAAATGTTCTTGGAGTTTCTAAGGTAGATGCGGTATTTGCATTTCCTAACAAGTTCCCAGTAAGTGCACCACTTGCTACACGGACTGGTATTTCACCTTCAGCAGTCCCAACATCATATGTTGACGCGGTACCTAATAGTAGCTTGTTACGGGCATCCAGAGCGTCCGTGGCTGTTGATAGATCTGCACCATAAGAACTAGCACCGACATCTTCCAAGCTTAGTATTACGTCGCCAACTTTAGGTGTAGTGTTGTTAACACCACTGACGCTTGTAACCTTATCTGTCTGGTCAAACTTTTCCCATACACTGCCATTGAAAAGCACTATATCACCTATGGACCAATCGTTCTCACCGTCCAGCGTAGTATTCAATGTGGTATTTGTACTAGCATTACTTACTTTATAGTATTCACCTCTTGTACCAACACCAGATTGTAATATAGGAGTATTGTTGACTGCATCCCAAGATCCTTGATAAGAAATACCACCAAAGACTGAATTGGGTAGTTCGGATGTAGGAACTTTGCCATTAGAATCTAAACTTGCATATCCATTTGGTTGACTCTTATTAGCTGAGTCTTCTGGAATATAACCCAACTCATCTTCTTTACCATTGATCTGTGTCTGTAAATCATCTTCACGTGTGGTAGCACGATTTACTTCATTGGTGATTTGTGTCTGTAGATCACTGTCAGTTGTTTGAAGGTCAGAAACAGCAGTGTCAAACTTAGTTTCAATGCGCTGTTCTTCACCAGTGGCACGATTCACTTCATTAGTGATTTGTGACTGTAAATTACTATCTATTGTCTGTAAATCAGATACAGCAGTATCAAACTTAGTCTCTATACGCTGTTCTTCACCAGTAGCACGTGTAACCTCATTGGTTAATGCGGTGTCTATATTGTTTTCGCGAGTCGTTGCACGATTCACTTCATTAGTGATTTGTGTTTGTAAATCATCTTCACGTGTAGTTGCACGATTTACTTCATTAGTGATTTGTGTTTGTAGATCACTATCTGTCGATTGAAGATCTGATACAGCCGTATCAAATTTAGTTTCAATGCGTTGTTCTTCACCAGTGGCACGGTTCACTTCATCCGTGATTTGTGTCTGTAAATCACTATCTGTTGATTGAAGATCGGATACAGCAGTATCAAACTTAGTTTCAATGCGTTGTTCTTCACTAGTAGCGCGGGTAATCTCAGCATTAAGATTGTTCTCTATAGTATTTTCGCGATTAGTCGCACGGGTGATTTCATTATCTATCTTCTGGTCAAGTGTCTGATAATTCTGTTCTATTACAGCAGTGAGATCGTCGTCTAAAGTCTGAATTTCAACATCAACATAGTTTTTGTTTGCCGAATCACTAGCAACCACAGGATCAGGTTGGTCAGTGATGAGAATATTATTTGTTGACCATTTAGATTTTGCGAAATCATAGTAAAAGCGTGACGCAATTGCGCCATTAGCTTCTATTTCAATGCCAGATCTTCCAGCATTGATACCATTTTTGTTTAAGGTGATCGTGTTGTCTTCGACCTCAAGGTCTGTACTCTGTACATTTGTAATGCTACCGTTAATAACCAATTCAGCATTGATTTCAACAGTTTGATCATAATCACCACTCAATGATCCATTTCTAGTAACGCGAGTAGCAGGAACTTCATTCGAATTAAATTCACCACCAACCACAACATCTATGGTGTTTTCTGCACTACGGTATAGACCTGTATCCAAGTCATTGGCAAAGGTATAACTAGGACGTATGTAGCTACCGTCAGCATTTTGTATTTTATGCCCATCTTCTATTACTACATCACCATGGAGAACACCACCATTTTTGCTGTAAAAAGAACTAGTACCATCATCATTGGTGTTGAAGATCAACATATCGTTATGCGTACCTAGTTCCCATGAATTGGTTTCGGTGTTATAACGCATAGTCGCTTCCATGACATCAGGGCGTTGCGATGTGTCCCCTGAAGGTACTTTCAAGCCACCTACACCATGTACATGTACGTTGTTGCCTTGCAAGTAGTAATAATCTTTAAAATATAGTCGCTTTGCCATAAAAATAGTCCTGTTTTATTTTTATTTATTCTTGTTGGTATGAAAATTTTGACGCTGAACATTGATGATGCTATAGCGATAATCATCAATCATATGTGTTTTAGTATAAGGCATGGCTTCTTTTATCTTTCTCACACGAATCATTGCATTAGGCTTTGAGAACGAAACCAACACATTGACTTCAAGGGCATTCGAAAGATCGTAAGCCTTCATAGGGTCAATAATAGTCACCTTAAACACTGATAAGTTTAAATATTTTTTAAAATATTCCATCAATGATGAATCTTCGAACATACAGTCGTATACGCCAATGTTTACAAATTCCTCACCTTCATTTTCTTCAAGTATTTTCTTTAAGTTTGCTTTGATATCATCAACTTCCTCAATACGCACAGCTTCGGCGTTATATGGTAGTGATGATTTTGGTTTATTGTGGTAAAATAAAATCATTATGTTCTCCTATAATGTACACGTACAGTGTTATTTATCCTTGAAAATGCCTGAAGAATTTGCTATAATAGTGTTTTATGATAACGAGGAAGTTAATTTGAAAAAACGTCTTGTAGTTTGTGATGTTGATGAAACGCTAGTTGAGTGGCAATACTCGTTAAGGGGCAATTCATGCTTTGAGCGTACTGGCGCGACAGAGCTTCTAGAGTTTATCACCAATGAATTAGATGCTGATATTGTTTTATTTAGTACCGCAAATGTGAATTATGTCAGAAAAGTTCGTAGAGAGATGTTCTCGGACATTGATATTGTTGGATGCTATGGATCGGAAAGTACTACCTTGTATGAAGGTAATGTTGTTAAAGATATTTCTATATTTACAGACAAATATGATATTGAAAATATTGTTCTAGTAGACGATAAGAAAAGAAATGCTAGGCTCTATCCTAAAAACTTTGTAAGAGTAGCACCACCAATGAAAAATGAGGGGTTTGATTCTGAGCTTTTAAGGGTACAACGTAGACTTCAACGGTTTTTCGACAGGCAAGAAAAAAGACTCTCCGAAGAGAGTCTTTAATTTTTGTGTTACATCCGTAACCTTCTTTCGGCTCAAGCCTATTAGATAAACTTGATAGAACCAGCAGGGATATCGATCTTAGATACATAATCCGCTGCGTTACCGAAGGAACTAGCGCTGTTGCTAAGCTCAACATAAGCATAACGGCTCATGAAGCCAACAACGTTTTCGAAGGTGTTCGGATCGGTGATCACAGGAGTTGCAGTTAGAGGAACGTATGGGCAGTAGAATGCACCAGCGTCGAACTCGTTCTGACCCTTGTAACCGATTAGTACCGGAGTACCTTCGTCGGCATAGGTATCAACATACACTTTCATAGTGTTGTTTAGAGTACCAACTAGTTTCTGGTTGTCTGGATCGTCAAAGGTTGCTTCAGTAGTACGTGCGAAACCAGAAGTGGTTGCAGACTGAAGAATAGTCAGTGCCATCGGATCAACAACAGCCCAGTTTGCACGACCACGGCGGGTACGCTGTGCAATAAGGTTTGCTTGCTGGTTGATTAGAGTGGTCAATACTGCGTGACGATCACCAACGAAAGTCGGGGAACCAGTGAAGCTATCTTCCTGACTCATGTCATAGATAGCACCAGTACGGGCTAGGTTACGTAGACGACCTAATAGTTCTTGGTCAATCTCAGTAGTAACTTCCTGTGCTAGACCAGCCATGATTTCAGACTCGATATCTACACCGAACTGGCTCTCAGCATCTTGAGCAGCTTCAACAGTCCAGCGAGAGCTTAGACGACGTGTCTTTGCTTCGGCAGTCTGCTTTACGATGTTAACTGCGATTTTCTTACCCGGCTGACCTTCTAGAGTTGCAGTAGAAGCAGCGGCAGGGTTGTTTGCATCGTCGTTACCAGAGTAAGCACGTGCAACATCAAACGGGGATAGTGCTTCAGTACCAGCATTTACTTCAGAAGAATTCTGGGAGTAAACATAACGCATAGTATGAATCTGAGCAACCGGACCCGGAAGAGGCTGTACACCCATAATTTCGTTTGCAATAACGTTCGGCATAACACGACGTAGCATAGGTAGGATTACCTTGTTTAGAGTCGCAACGTTACCAGAACTGGTTGCACCGAAAGATGCAGATTCGTTCATCATGAACTTACGAGTGTTCTCAAGAACCATCTCGAAGTTTTCACGTTTTTTGTTTTCAAGACCTTCGCATAGACCAGTTTTAACTTGGTTCCACGCTTGTCCTTCAAATAGATTAGTAGCCATTTTAATTTTCTCCTATTGATAAATTATTATTTTTTACTTTTAATGCCTGCGTGAGATATAATCTTAGAAATCTCATCGGCGTATTCATCATTTGCGATTTCTGGTTTACCATTCTGTCTACTTTCGGAAACAGGCTTTTTATATTTTTTACGGTTACCATTATTTTCGCTCAATTTTTTACGACCATTTGGTTCACTACTTCCTGCCTTTTTAGTGTTAGAACTGTTACGATCCATCACACTTGGTAGATAACGCTCGAAAGCTTCATCTAGTTTTTCAGCCTCAACTCCTTCTAAAAGCTTAGACATAATCCTTTTTTGAGTAGGAGCCAGCGGACGTACAAGTTTGTCGATCTTAGCTTCACGCATGGAACTCTCACGAGTTTCCTTTAGCTCATGTCTAGTTTTATTTATAGTTTGGGCTTGTTCTTTAACAATTTTCTGCAATTTTTCTGCATTTTTCTCACTTTCTTCCAATTTACTCAAAATCTTAGAGATTTCGGTGTTTTCAGACATGTGAGAATAGTAGAACTCACTTGCAAAAGCTTCGAATAGCTTTCTACCAAATGTGTTCTGTTTAGCAACTTGAATATCTTCTTTCAATGATGCAAGTTCACTTGATAGAGTTTCATTAACGATTGACTCAGCGGATTTGCTTGCTCTCTGTATGAAGACATTCTTCGCTTCATTAAGCTTGCGGTTATATTCCTTCTCAAGCTCAACTCGACGTTCCTGAAGCTCTTTACGATCTTCTTGGAATTCACTAATTTCTTCAGTTAGCTGTCTAACCATAAGGTTTTCTAGCTTATCAATAGATTCATTGAAATGCTTACGATCTTCACTGAACTCAGTAATCTCTTCCTTTAGAACATCTTTTACAAGATGGTTAAGCGCTTTCTCTTTACTTTCAGCCAACTTTTTAGTACGCATCTGTTCTTTCAGAAGCTTCATACGCTCTTTCGCGACACTTTCTTCAAGTTGTTTGCGCTCTTCATTGAACTCAGTAAGTTCAGACTTCAGGGTTTCCATAACGAAGTTTTCAAATACTTCAACACGTTGGTTGACCTTTTCTTCGTGACTTTCCTTCAGAGCTTTTGCCTTCTTAAGATTCTTAAGAAGTACTTTTTTACCCTCATGAAGTTTTTGACGATCTTCATTGAACTCAGTAAGTTCTTTCTCTAGAGATTCATTCACGATAGTTTCAGCAGCAAGTAACATAGCGTCCATGTCTTTCTTGTACTGTTCGCGATATTCTTCACGAACCTGCTCAACTGCATGTTGCTTATTCTCTTCCTTAACAGCTTCCCATGCCTCTAGAACTTCGTCACGTAGGTCATCACTTAAGCCCATAGAGCTTAGTAGATTGTTAATACCTTTACTCATTTTTAATTCTCCTATTAATTATTTTTTATTCAACTCACTAATAAACTTCTTCATCTGATGCGCGAAGTGTCTATCAGCAGCCTTGCTACCTGTATTTACATGTCTAGCAGTTTCAACTATTTTTTGACCACCGTTCATGTTCATCAGGCTTTCGTAAATCGCTTTAGGATACGCTTCTGGTGCTGAAGGGTTGGCAACGATGTCAACGGTTATAATTTCAAAATCAGAAACATTACCAGTATGATCCAAGTTACCAGAACCACGAGAACTTACGCCTAGCTTGACACCAGACTCCAAAAGTGATCCAATGACCTTACCCATTGGTGTTGGTAGAATCTTCAACTTTCCATGTCCATCGCTACCATTCATCCACATGTTTTCAATTACATGACTAACACGATCAAGATTTATAGTCAGTGTATCTGGATGATCCACCTCGCCTAATACTGAAAATCCCTTGCTAATACGATGATTAATATCATCTACTGCACTTCTTATCTCAGACGAAGGGTATATGCGACCATTGTGATTCTTTACATCACCTTGGATGAAAATACCATTTAGATAAAATGATTTTTCACCATCAGCTCTAGCCTCGCTTTCTTCAAGGCGTAGATTTGCTTGTGAGAATCCTAGATCTTCGCTTAATATTTGGTTTTGACGCATAAATCGTCGTTCCTTACGGTTTTATTAATTGTTTTCTTCGTCTTCGATATTTTCAATATCTGCATCAATATTGTCTTCTACGGCATCTAGATCTTCATCACCTTCAAGATCTTCTTCACCAGATTCTTCTGATTCTTCACCTTCAAGGTCTTCATCACCTTCAAGATCTTCTTCACCAGATTCTTCTGATTCTTCACCTGCCATGTATTCTTCGAATTCACGCTTTAGTTCTTCAAGCTCGTCTTCGACATTTTCAACACGATCTTCAACGTCTTCGATAGCATCTTCACCTGACTCAAGATCATCAACAGCATCTTCAACGCCTTCGTCGTCGTAAATTTCTTCACCATCAACTTCGGCTTCCATGTTTTCTAAATCTTCTGATTGATCTTCAAGCTCGTCTTCAAGTTCGGCAGAAAGAACGTCATCTTCGGAAAGATCAGATTCCATAATACCTTCATGAATTTCACGAGACTTTTGAATAATATACTCACGCATCTTTTCACGCGCAGCTTCAGTGTTTTCTTCTTTTATCTGAGCAAATACATCTTGCATTGTTACTTTAGACATAATTTTAAATCTCCTAAATCTCAAAGTGGTTCAATAATGTCGTATATTATTTATATGAACAAAAAAATACGCACTGAAAAGTGCGTATTTTTAATATTTCGAGACTAATTTCAGAGGGAATTAAAAGCCAGCTCCACCACCCCCTTCATCAGGGGAGTACATCACTTGATAAAGCTTTTGGTCCTTTAATCTTTCCAATTTTTTCTTTTCACGTATTCGGCGCATTTTTAATAAATGCGCCATAGTTAGCCTAGTGGCCCTACGAGATTTTATTCTTCCTTCAGGATTAGTCGATTCTGTTAAATCATTCAGTTTCATTACGTATTTTCCTCTTCATCCCCAAAGTCCATATCGATATCAAGATCCTCTTCGTTGTTGGCTTCTTCATCAGCCGCCAACTCTTCCTGTTCAAGCTCTTCAATGTCTTCGTCATTAGGCACGTTAATATCACCTTCAGATGCATTAGCTTTAGATAGAGCAACCTCGAACCCTTTTTCTTCTTTCCACAGACTTTCATTTTGCTTGATTTCAGCATCACTAAGTCCCATGAATCTCTTCATGATAAAACGCTTAGACATATAAGGAACATCAGCAACACTTTGGAAGACGGCCATCTGAGCAGTATCCAATTCAATCTGACGATATTCACTAAAGCTTTGCGGTTCAATAAATTTAATATCAAAATCCCCTGAACTGATTTCCACTTCTTGATTTTTAACAAAAAGCTTAAATTCACGGTTCAGTGTCTTGATTACTTGCTTCTGAAGTCTTTCACAGTACTTTGAGAATTTAAATTCTTCCATATATGCAGTACCTGTTTTCCCATCGTTATACTGATATGTTTCACCATTCTCAGTAAGATAGGACATGTATGCTATAGGAACTCTCAGACCACGAATCATACGAGATGTAAAGAACTTCAAGTCTTCAATACTACCCGTTGAGTTTTTAGTAAACACCCCATTTCCAATAGGAAAGGTATGGTTATCTGTAAATCTTTCATAACCATCTATTGTCAGCGTACCAGTATCCATAGTTCCGATAGGTTCTTTCTTTGTGAGAGTTTTGTATTCCACCACATCGCCTTCGCGTTCTAACTGGTTTTGGTAATAATCTTTAAAGCGATACGGTTTGCCGAATTCCTCAAAGAATCCGTCAAACATTTCTTCAGTATTCATCCATTCGTCAGTGCGTTCAACATGATACATCAACTTGTTATTCTCAAACTTTTCATGTAACACAAAAAACTCATCGCCGTCTTCTATATCCTCGGCCTTTACATATCCCTTCCCTTTTACTGGGAACTCATGATCAGGTGTACAAATAACACTTTCACCATCACTGAAATGAAGTTTAATCACATCAGTATTTTCACGAGTAATACCCGCCCATGTGATCATAGCTGGACATATAACACCAGTGACTTTATCCACAGTGTAGGTCATTAACATCTCGCCATTCTCATAGCGTTTAATGATGTTCTTTAGGGTATCTGTCGTACCATCTATCAAACGTATATCAGTGCCTAAGGATAAACATTCACCCCCCGGTAAGACTTCTACTGATGAACCCCTGCCATCAGGGCCTTGGGCGAAAAAGAAATCTTCTGTAATGGACATGGGATTATACGTAGTGTCCATAATAGTTTCACCATTGTTGTAATCTACTACGGGTTGACGTTTTTGACGAAAAGTATCTGCTACTTGGTTAACGTACTCGTTTGCTTTTTTAGGCGACATACCACCCGTGTCAATTTTGAACATCAACCTCTCAGGAGAGCGCTGAACGCGGTAGATAATAATAGCGTCTTCTAACAACTCTTTTTGTTTAAAAGGTTTAAAGACTGAATCCAAAACACTACGACCGAATGGCCAAAGATTATCCATACCAGTTGACTTAGTAATATGTACAACATGACTAGAGGCCACAGGATATTCACGATCCACATCATTATCAGATCCATGATTGTTAGTATATGATTCATTACCGAAGCCTGTGAAACTTTGTGAACTAGTCATGCGACTAGCCCTAACACCACCTGCTAGTGGTATGTTCATCAATAACTTAGAATCGTCTGTCGCAACCAAGTTAGTGAGGTTCAGAGAAAGGTTTTTGATAAAATAATATTCAGGTTCTTTACCCTCTTCTTCATTCACCAACACCTTTGCAACATTATAGATGTCAGTCCAATATAGCTTAAATGTTTCTGGATCACGGATCATTATTTGATCACCATACTTGATCACATTTCGGAATATATCGAAGAGTCTAGAAGAGAATTCATTAATTCGAACCCATCGTTTAAGTGATTCTCGCAATACAGCCACGTCAGAGTTAGATATCTCGTCACTAACCTGTAAATCAAATGGCATATCATCATATTCACTATTCAACGTACAGAATTCAGCTATTGTGTCTAGCGCTAGGTTGATATCTACATCATAGTCCATATGATCGTACTGCATATAGCGAGCAATACGGTCATACGAGCCTTGATAAAATTGAGGCAACCATGATTTATTATTATTTAATTTTGAACCATCGTTAATTCCCGTGGAATTATCTTGCTGTCTTGCTTTTATTTTTATAGTATTGTATCTACTTTTCCAACTCATACGTATTCCTATATAATTATTATTATTTTTATTTATGAACTAACAGATCCACGATTTCTATTCAAAGCATCTTTCACTTCAGTCAACTTACCCACAGTACCATCATTCCCGTTTTTCATTTCAGAAATGAGTCTATCAAGTAATGTGTTTGTTCTATCTGTATGATCCAATAATACATTTATTACATTAACATCGCTACTTTCATTGTCAAGCCTTGTTACATTATCGTTCGCGATAGTGTTAGGTATGCCTTGGTCATTTAAGGTTACGTTTTTATTTTGTCTAGCACGTTGTTCACGTTCTTGCTCTTGTCGTGCTTCGCGTTCCTCGGCTTCTCTTCGTACCTCTTCGACTGTATTTCCAGATTTTGATTCAGTGCCTCCTGTGTCGCTGGTTGGTTCTTTCTTACCATTCTTTCGACTATCGCGTTCGTGTTGGAATCTTCCTTGTACTAACATAGCCGCCGATCCTGAACGTAATTTCTTTTCAGTATCAGCATAAAACTGTTCTCTCTGATCGTCTGACATATCCGATAAAGCTTTGTCCAAAGCGTCGCGATAATCAGAACGGACACTACTTGATAAAACACCTTTCATTTGTTCTGAACTCAAATACATCAACATATCTTTAGCAACACGAGATACATTACCATCTTTGCTATACGATTCTTTTAGAAGCTCTTCGGCACTCATACCATATTCTGCAAAACGTTTTCGGTTCTCAGCAAAGCTTTGAGTGGAAACTCTACCACGACCACGTGTAACACCTTCTACATTGCCTGTGGTTAGGCCAGATTTAGTCAATTCACCAAATAACGCTTGACGTACTGCTTTCGCATTAGAGCCCAAATCTCGTGATGATAGGGCTTCCTCTGCTCGTTCCTCTCGTGTCTTCTTATCTCCACCGGCTAGACGCACTAAGTCCTCTACACCACGTGCTATAGCTGGTAAGTTGTTTTTTATAGTATGTGCGGTTGCCACAGCACCTAAAGCGCCTTTCTCCACCATATCATTTGCTTCAATCATTGCTTTATAGCCCATTTCCATTGCGGCACGTGATGCGTCACTGTCTGCAACATTTGCTATCATGTATTCTAGTGAAGCTTCTGCTTGCTGTTTAGTAACACGCGCCTGTTGAGCTAACATGGCCTCTTCTGTAGACTTTTCATTGACAAAACCACCTCTCTTTAACATTTCCTCATACTGTTCACGATCACTAGGTAAGCGCTCATTTGCAGCTAGAAATGATGAAATAAGCTGTCCCATGCGGTCATCTCTTTGTGAAAGGGCGCGTAAGTTAGTTAAGGTCTCATCTGTCATCTTGCCTTGTGCATCTTGGAATTTTTCAATGATGCTGTATATTAAATCAGACGATTGCTGAACTGACATTTCATCAGCATTACGTGTCAGATTAACCATTTCAGCCATTAACGCATTGCCTTCAGGTATATGCCCCATGAGTGTTGCCAGCTCTTTATAAGTATCACTTGCTGCAATTCCAGCACCTGTGACATCTGTCATACCTCCTATGATCGCTTTTTCTAGTGGACTACCTTGACCAAAAACAGCTTTTACTAATTGTATAGTTGATTCAGTTTGTTTACGCTGATCGGTATCTTCGATATCTGAAAGGAAAAGAGAGATATTAGGATCTTTAGAAATATCTTCCATTAAAGATTTTATCTTTTCAATACTTTGACCTGTCATCTCAGCAAACATGCGACTGTGTTTAACGAACGTTCTTATACCTTTCACACGTTCTTCGCTGTTTAATCGTTCATAATCACCCATGCGCTTTAATGATTTAAGATATTCTTTAGAGAATTCTGCAATGTCATTTTGTGACATCATCACTCGGTTCACGAATGCACCTGACTGTTGAGCATTTTCCATCACATCACTAATAGTTTGCATATATCCTTCAAAGCCCATCTCATTGACTATAGCAATATTATCTTTCATTGCATCAACGCCAGCTTCGAAGGTTAGACCGGCTTCTGCTATCATTTTACGGACCATGATGCCATCCATACGGGTATTTTCTACACTAGCACGAGCAAATGATATACCTCTATCAAGCATGTCTTTATATTCTTGATATGATTCAGAAATCATTGTAGCAAGATCAAATGCTGCGCCCATAGCGGTTATAGCGGCAGCTATTTTAGTCCCCACAAATGGTATCTTCTTGATAACACCTAGAATCGCAGCACCAAACTTTTTAATTTTTCCAACAAAAAGTCCAATAGCCTCAATCATTTTTCTAACACGACCAGTAAATCTTTTACCTACATGCTTTGATTCTGTAATCTCATTCATCGCACCAAGACCACGGCGTGTACGACGTGAATCACGCTCATCGTTCATTTGATTTAGAAAAGCAGTAATTGAATTGTCCGTTGCAGCATCTGATTGTCTCGATACGTTTTGTGAGGATGTTATCACAGTATTGACATTTGAACGACCTGTGATTTTGTTTCGTTCTTCAATTGAAGAGGTAATATTACCACTCATATTGTTCATCAATGCATATATATCACGCAGTCTGCGGTTAACATCGCTTAAATGATTCTCTGTTTCAGTCAAGTCAACATCATTAACAGAAGATGATGAGGCATTGCCTGAGACAGGCTTCTTTGCCGCTTTATTAGTGTCTTCAGCGAGTTTATTACTCTTTTTAACTTCTTTAACTAAGGCTTCATTGGTTTTATTAGAATCCTTAATTTCTTTAGATATGGTGCGTATCTCTTTAAGTATATCTTTTTGGTCTTTTTCACCCTTAGTTGCTGTCTGAGCGATTTTACCTAACAACTTCAGCATCTTATCATTTTGTTTTCTAGACTCAGTATTGTCCTTTCTAAGATCGTTAGCTATACGCTTTATAGTCTCTTCAGTTGCCCATTTAGGCATGTTATTGTCGAAATACGCACCGCCTAAAATTATTTCTTCGCTCATAAAAGCCCCAGATTATACTTTGATAAATAATACACTACAGTTATTTATCAATTGATATAGAGGATAGGTGAAAATATATGTCTAGTCTAAAAAAATATTATAGAAAACCAAAATTGTACATTGAACTTCCATCAGGAATGCATTTTTACCCTGAAGGCTTCATTAACGTGGACGGTATAAGCGCAAACAACGAGGTTGGTATTATGCCGATGACTACTATGAACGACCTAATGCTTAAGAACCCAGAATCCCTAATCAATGGTAGTGCAATCGAAAACCTTATAAAGGACTCAACTACATTAAGCGACGTAAACGTTAAAAAGATGATTAAATCTGATGTCGATAGCTTACTGGTTGCGATTAAGATAGCCAGTGAAGGTTCTATAGATGAAACAGAACTGACATGCCCTAACCCAGAATGCAAACATGAACAAACGTATGCGCGAGATCTGAAAGCGGTTCTGGCTGACGTTAAGCCACATGACAGTGAGTATACCGTAACCCATGAAAACATTGCAGGATTAACAGTATATTTACGTCCAGCATCATTTCAAGATGCTCTGACACTAGATGCTCATTCATTCGAAGAGCAGAAAAAAATATCTCAAATTCGCAAAGACCTTAATAAAATGGTCAACGAAAAGGAAATAGAAGAAGAAGATGAGGTAAAATTTTTATCATCCATCCATGAGATATTCCGCGATTTAACTATCAATACCATGGATGTTTATGCAAACTGCATCGAAAAGGTAGTAACTGATGAAGGTGAGGTAGTTGATGACCACGATGAGATACTTGAGTGGTTAAGACAGTTAGACAATTCATCATTCGAGACTATACGTGATAAGCTAGGTGAAATAAATTCTCGCGGTGTGCGCAATGAAGAAACAATCAAATGTGTAGAATGTGAATATGAATGGACACAACCGTTTGATACAAACCCAACTGATTTTTTCGGAACTGGCTCCTGATAGCGGAGCCTAAAAACGTTATCGACATGCTCAATAACTATAATCATCTTGAGGATGCATACACTAAGAAAATTACCAATGCGGTGGTTTATAGTGGTGGTGGTGTAACTTACGAAGAAGCATGGTGTATGTCGTTTAAACAACTAGAAACGTTAGACAAGACTGTTCAAGACAAGATTGAGCTAATGACTAAAATAAGCAAGATGTCTCTTTTTTAAGAGACATCTTTAACATATACTGCGTCGTACCCTGAACAACCTGAACGAAGTAGAGACCTTTTATATATCCCATCCATTTCTTTGTCAAACAATAATGGGATAGATAGTATATGCTCATGAATACGATGACTAGGGTATTCGGGCTTTGAATGTTCAATACTTTCTTTCAGTCTGTCAATTTGTTCACGATTCATGACATAAAGAAATTCTTTGTCTTTGTAAACGGTCTTCATTATGAATGAACCTTTATATTTTTCTTTCATTTCATTAGATAATATATAAGTACATGTCATTACGTCAACTACTAATATATGTTCGCTATTTTCAAACTTATGTATCAAATCTTTTAAATAATTAAGAATATTATTAAAATCACGAGATTGTTTTTCACGTATAACTACTGAAGGTTGGTGCATGCCGTTAAATGGTACCATGTAAAAACGTTTACCATTTAAAAAATCAACCATGCCCGTATCACATGCGTTTCGGAAAAAGTCATATTCTTTGTTTTGCATATTGTAATACGAATATACCTTACACAAAATAACGAACATAACCCGTTTTAAAGATTCTTTATTATTGATGATATGCAATATATCAAACGTTGATTCACCGGACGTTTTTAATCTACTTTTAATTTTTTCATCCATAGTGTCGTAATCACATCCAGTTATATTCTTCATCTCTTCCTTGAGATCTTTATATTCCGCGAAAGGACCAGTAATGCCCGTTGAAGTATCAATATATAATTTGTCTTTACCACATATATTAGCCACACCATCATAATTTTCTAAATTATTAACAAAGAATTCAAAATCTTCAATTGTCAAATATATGGAAGGTGTAATCATTATCATACCTATCTTATTATACATAGGATCTTCCCAATCTTCGAATGAAACTTCCACATGATATGTACTCTCAGTATACGAATTGATAATAAACTCAGCCAGTTGTATATATTCATGAATATTCCGTGGCTTGTACACAGACACTGTAATACCAGTATCGTACTTCATCACATATTTTATATCATTAAAATCATCCATTGTAATATTCCTCATAGTAGTCTCGATACTTCTGTAATGTTTTGGGCCTTACGGTTTCGCCATCGTTTAAACGCCTGCGAACACGTGACATGAAGCTTTTAATATTATTTGGAACCTTCTTAGTGCTTGTTTTCGTCTTTACTATTTCGTCCATTGAGTGATGTTTGATTTTAGCCTTCGTGAAAACGCTTTTGAGAAACACAGCAGTACGTTTATCCATTACATATAGGTTTACATCCTTTTCATTATTAACATCACGTATAGCCCCTCTAGAAGCGAACTGATAAGCTGTTAATACATTACGTGCAAAGTCTATATCATGTCTCTTCATTCCAAACTTGGATAGTAGCTTAACCGTTGCACTAGTAGCATTGAGACTAGGCATGAATACCATTTCAGTATACGTCTTATATTTGTTGATACCATGTGTCGAGGCTGCTAGTGTACCACCTTTAATTGTATTTCGAAAATTTATATTCGCATTGTAAAGGAACTTCTCATTGCCTATAAGGGCTTTGATATTTTCATACACTAATTCCTCTACCGTTTTTTTCTTGTTTATCCTTGTCTTTCTCAGCGTTGTACTCCAATTCATATCAAAAAAGTAATGAATCGTTATTTTTTCAGTATTTGCATGCTCAGTCATATCTGGAATATAATAATATGGCTTTAATTCACATCCTAAACACTTAAGCAGTTTATAAGTCACTGTTTTTTCAAAGAATGAACATAAAACCAATATTGACTTGAACTTGTATAGTATCTCCAATCGCAATATCGAAATTGCATAGAATTTGGTAAATTTCTTTCCGTTATCGTCTAATTCGGAATTATTAAAATATTCAAGACTTTCCTCAGACACCAACGTATCATACTTGTCATCTAGAATATGCTTAGATAGCTTATTGTATACCTTATTATTTAAAAAGGAATCTCTGATAATCCCAGCGTTATGATTTAAACCAAACATAGGTTTCTTGAAGCTTATGTTATAAAATCCGTTATCATGTGTTTTTTCAAATTCCAATGTATCTTCAAGGATGCTTTTAGTATACTTAGTGACATTAATCTCATGTTCTTCAAAGATTGGCATCTCTTCGTCTAAAATTAGGTTCCAGTCTGAAACATTAATAGATTTATTGAGCATTAGAAAAAAAGCAGCATGGGTTGTTATCAGTATTCTGACCGTATTATTATCCTCAATGCAGTGCTTCAACTGTTTAGATGGTCGATCATTCGTATTCTGATGAATGACCATAGCATCCTCTTCTGGCTCTATATTTGTATCGAATGAATATACCAAACGGGCATACAATTCGTCACAAAGTTCTCTATTAGGTGCAACAATTATATATTTTTCGTCACCATTGGCTATCTTATCTATTACATGTTCAGATTTTCCACTCCCTGTTAATGAGCTAAGGTATTGAATCGGCTTACGTTTTCCTGTCATATCACCTCTGTTTTTATTTTTATGTCAGTATTATTATTGATAATGAATTTATCACTGATCTGGGATTTGTCAACAAAACTCTAACCTAAAAAGTCTAACCTATTTCTTATTATTTCTATATAAAGAAAAAGTAAGAGTTTTAGTTATAGATAGAGATATATTTAAGTAATAGAAATA